TTAAGGTTGTTTGTACTAAGCCTCCTGGTAAAAAGTACGCAATGACTGATGTAATGCCTCGCGGCAAGGTTACTAAGCTTTCTACTAAGTCAAAACAAGCTTCTGAGTGGTTAGAAAATATTCCAAAAGTAGAAGATCTTTACACGCTTAAATCTTACGACGAGATTTCTGGTATTCTTGAAAACTGGATTAACGGAGATGAAGAAACTGTTTCTAGTGAAGGAACAGCACATCGCTCAACACCGTCAAGTACAAATACAACTTCTGATTCAACATCAAAGAAAACAGAAAGTGAAAGCTTTGGAAGTCTAGACGATGCGTTTGCAGACTTAATGGAATAGAGTTAGACTTAAGTTTGACTTACTTTGGCGGCACTTTGTGCCGCCATTTTTGTAAATAAAGCAAGAAGCTAAGTAGAATCAAATATAAACTTTCAAAGGACAATCATGCAAAAAGACAGCTTTACCAAAGACTTAATTAAATCACTAAATAAAGAAGCAGGGACAAGAGTTGCTTATAATCTATCTGAAGATGAAAGTCCTACTCACGTAAATAGATGGATTAGCACAGGTTCAAAAATGCTTGACTGGATTTGCGCAAACAAGAAAGACGGCGGGCTTCCAGAAGGAAGAATTATTGAAATATTCGGACCGCCCTCTATTGGAAAATCACACATAGCTACTCAGATAGCAAGATCAACACAGGAAATGGGCGGAATTGTTGTTTATATTGATACTGAAAACGCAACTTCTGTAGAAAATCTTCAGATGTTAGGTTGTGATGTAACAAAACGATTTGTATATGTTGATACTCACTGTACAGAAGAAGTCTTATCAATTGCAGAAAAAACAATCTTAAAAGCAAAAGCATTAGATAAAGACATTCCTGTAACAGTTATTTGGGATTCTGTTGCAGCATCATCACCTAAAGCAGAACTTCTTGGTGATTATGATCAAAACTCTATTGGCCTTCAAGCAAGAACAATCTCAAAAGGAATGCGAAAGATAACAGGTGTTATTGGTCAAACTAACAGTCTTTTTGTTATTTTAAATCAAGTTCGAACAAAGATAGGCGTAATGTATGGTGACCCAACTACTACACCGGGCGGAAAAGCAATACCTTTTCACTCTTCAATTAGGATTAGACTCGGAGCTGGACAACAGATAAAAGATGGAGACGATGTAATAGGAATCCAGGTGTGGGCAAAAACAATTAAAAACAAAGTCGCGCCTCCTTTTAGAAAGGTAGACTTTCAAATTCATTTTGGAAAAGGTATTGTAGAACATGAAGAACTATTTGATCTACTTAGAAAGTACTGCAAAGACAACGACGTCCTTAGCGAAGACGGAAATACTGCGTATTCTGTTCAGGGAGGCGGCGCCTGGAAGTCAATAACAATGACAAATACAAGTACCGGCGAGATAATTGCAGAAAAGAAATTCTACAAAACAGGGTTCAAAGATATTATAAACAGTCCTGACTGGTCAGAAGCTGTAGATATTTTAACAGCAGCAGCAATGAAGAAAAAACTAGGTTCTATTGAAGATGTCGAAATAGATTCAGAATCTTATGAAGAAGTACAAGCACTTGCTCAAGAACTGGATATGGACTTAGATGTAGATGTATAAAAATAGAATTCTGCTAATAGATGGACTAAATCTTTTTACAAGACATTTTATTGCAAATCCTGCAATGTCTGAAAACGGAGATCACGTAGGCGGAATATCTGGTTTTTATAATGCAATGATGAGACTTGTAGAAAAATGCAAACCTGAAGGTGTTGTAGTAGTTTGGGAAGGCGGCGGATCAAATAAAAAAAGAGGCCTTTATAAAGATTATAAAAAAGGATCAAAGCCACAAAAATTAAACAGGTACTACGAAGGCGACATTCCTTCTACATATGAAAATAGAAACTTTCAACTAAAAACGCTGATATCTATTTTAGGCTGCATACCAGTTTGTCAGACTTACATATCAGGTGCTGAGGCTGATGACGCAATAGGGTATTTGTCAAAATATTTGCTTAAAGAAAAGAACAAAATCATAGTCTCTTCCGATCATGACTTTTATCAGCTTGTCAATGAATCTACAATCATATGGTCACCTACGTTAAAAGGTTTTGTCGACAAAGATAAGGTAATTGAAAGATTTGGAATTCACCCTAATAATTTTTGCTTAGCAAAGAGTATCACAGGAGACACTTCAGACAACATCCCGGGGGTTAAAGGTGTAGGATATAAGAGTCTTTCCAAGAGGTTTCAGAAGTTAACAGAGTCTCACGAATATATGCTCTATGACATGGTCGTAGATGCAAAATCAATGATTAAACCTAAGGGTCCAAAAATCTTTGAAAACATTGTAAATAACGAAGACTTAATTAAGAGAAACAACAAGCTAGTGCTTCTTGATACAAACAATCTATCTTTGAGTCATATGCAAAAAATTGAAAGTGATATTGAAAATTTCATTCCTGCATGGAATAATATGAATATGCAAAAAATCTTAAAGGCATCATCTATAAGAACTATTGATCCCTTAAGGTGGAATTATCTTCTACGTAATTTAAAAAAAGGCACTATTAAATGAGTTATGAAAATCACTTTTCTAAGTACGGAAAAGACTTTCAAGAAAAAATATTTCAATCACTTTTAAAAGACCAGCAATGGGCAACACAGATGGTTGAAGTAATGACACATGAATACTTTGAACTTAAGTATTTACAGTATTTGTGTGACAGATTCTTTGGGTTTTACTTAAAGTATAAAAGTTTTCCAACACTAAGTCTTCTTGTTTCAATCATTAGAGACGAATTGACAGAAGGTGACGATGTTATTCTTAAAGGTCAAGTAATTGAATTCTTGTCCAGAGTAAAATCGTCACCAAACTTAGGCGACTTAGAATACGTTAAAGAAAAAACTCTTGACTTTTGCAAAAAGCAAGTTTTGCAACAAGCACTAGAAGATAGCGTCAAGGCAATTCAAGGCGAAAACTACGAAGCTGTCTTAAACATTATGAAAGACGCAGTGTCTAAAGGATCAGGTTCGTCAGTTGGCCATATCTTTTTCAAAGACCATGAAGCAAGATTTGCAAAGATTAATAGAATTTGCTGCCCTACTGGTTTATCACATCTCGATGCAAAAGATGTATTTAACGGAGGTCTTTCTAGAGGAGAAATTGGTGTAATTGTTGCGCCTACGGGAGTAGGAAAGTCACACTGGCTTGTTGCAATGGGTGCTGAGGCACTCAGAAGAGGCAAAAATGTAATTCACTATACTTTTGAATTGTCAGAGACAGCTGTAGGCATTAGATATGACAGTAACTTAACTGGAATTGACTCTTCCGACATTGTTGAAAATAAAGAAAAAGTTCTAGAATATTATGAAAATAACAATCATGGAAGGTTAATTATTAAGCAGTACCCAACAGGTTCTGCCAGCATAGTAACAATTAGAAATCACATAGAAAAGCTCTCAATGAAAGACTTTGTGCCTTCTTTAATTGTTTTAGACTATGCTGATATTATGAGGTCAACACGTCAATATGATTCACTCAGGCATGAATTAAAATTGGTATATGAAGAATTAAGAAATCTTGCAATGGAAATGAACATTCCTGTGTGGACTGCTTCTCAAGCAAACAGAGAGGCATCAAATTCTGAAGTTGTTGGCCTAGAAAACATGTCCGAAGCGTATGGAAAAGCTATGGTAGCTGACATTGTTGTCTCTATATCTAGAAAACCCGCAGAAAAAGCATCTGGAATGGGAAGAATTTTTGTTGCTAAAAACAGAGCAGGAAAAGACGGAATTCTATTTCCTGTTAAAATAGATACAGCTAGATCAAAAATAGAGATAATAGAAGATGCTTCTCAAATGTCACTTGTAGATATTTATGAATCTCATAATACGGGAACAAAAGACATGTTAAAATCTAAATGGAAAGAGATAACAGCGAGCAAGTAAAAGAGAAAATAATGTATACACATAATCAAGTTTTAGAATCATCTACAGAATACTTTAAAGGCGACGAGCTTGCTGCAAGTGTCTTTGCAGGAAAATATGCGCTTCAAGATGCAGAAGGAAATTTTTTAGAAAAAAACCCTGATGATATGCACAAAAGACTAGCATTAGAGTTTTCAAGGATAGAATCAAAACATCCTAATCCTATGAGTTATGACGAGATCTATATCTTACTTAAAGAATTTAAGTATGTTGTGCCTCAAGGTTCACCTATGAGCGGGATAGGTAACGATCATCAAATACAATCTATTTCCAACTGTTTTGTTATTGCTTCGCCTGAAGATAGCTACGGTGGTATTTTAAAGACTGATCAAGAACAAGTTCAAATTATGAAACGCCGCGGAGGAGTAGGTTTTGATGTGTCAAACATTAGACCAAAAGACATGCCTACTTCAAATGCAGCAAAAACAACGTCTGGTCTAGAGGTATTTTTAGATAGATTTTCCAATTCTTGCCGTGAAGTCGCGCAAGGAGGAAGAAGAGGTGCACTGATGATAACACTATCAGTACACCATCCACAAATAAGAGACTTTATTAGAATTAAGAGAGATCTGTCGCGTGTGACAGGAGCCAACATTTCAATAAGACTTACTGAGGAATTTATGTGCGCGGTCCGAGGGGGTGATCCAATAAACCTGCGTTTCCCAGTTGACACCAAAGAGCAGCCTATTGTAGAAGAATGGGTGAGTGCTAAAGAACTTTGGCATGAAATAGTTGAATCTGCTCACGCGGCAGCCGAGCCTGGCCTTCTGTTTTGGGATACAGCAAAGCGTATGACGCCGTCTGACATCTACAAAGCAGAAGGCTTTGGCTCGACCTCTACTAATCCTTGCGGAGAGATTATTCTTTCTCCCTATGACAGCTGCAGATTGATGCTTATCAACCTTACTTCTTTTGTTAAAAACGCCTGGATTGATAATGCTGAGTTTGACTTTGCACATTTTGGAGAAGTTTCACAAAAAGCACAGCGGCTCATGGACGACATGATCGATCTAGAAATAGAAAAAATTGATAAGATTCTTGCAAAGATTAAAGCAGACCCAGAAGCACTAGAAGTAAAACAACCAGAAATTAATCTCTGGAACAAGGTTAAAGAGCAAGCTGTAAATGGTCGCAGAACTGGTTTAGGTATTACAGGCATCGGCGACGCACTGGCAATGCTGAGTATTAAATACGGTAGCAAGGCCAGTATTAGAATGACTGAATTAATATATCAAGCGCTCGCTGTTAATTCATATGTTTCTTCAATGGTTATGGCAAAAGAAAGAGGTGCGTTTGTAGTTCATGACCCAAGTAGAGAAGAAGATCATCCTTTCTTAGCTAGAATTTTTGATGCGATTGATGAGTCAGGAATTCTACCTTCAGCCGGACCTATGGGAGAACATTGGCCTGCAAGATACTGGAATGCTCATTTTGGACGTAGAAATATTGCCAACACTACAACAGCACCTGCAGGCTCTGTTTCTGTTCTCACTCAGACAACAAGCGGGATTGAACCAGCATTTATGCTTCACTACACTCGCCGAAAGAAGATTAACCCAAATGATGCAGATGCCAGTGTAGACTTTGTTGATGACTTAGGGGACAAGTGGTCAGAGTTTCCAGTCTATCATCATGGTTTTAAGTCGTGGATGGAAACGCTAAGCGAAGAAGATTTAAAGATGTACCCAGTAGAAGATTTAGTAGGATCGAGCCCGTATGCAGGCGCAACTGCCAACGAGATTGACTGGGTTGCTAAAGTAGATCTACAAGCTGCTGCTCAAAAGTGGGTATGCCACGCAATTTCAAACACTACAAACCTTCCTGCTGACATTGATGTAGAAACTGTCAAGCAAGTTTATATGCGTGGCTGGGAAAGCGGTTGTAAGGGGATCACTGTCTATCGAGACGGAAGTAGATCTGGAGTACTAGTAAGCAAAACAGAAAAAACCAACGATGACAGGTCAGCAATGAAATTTGTTGACAATACAGCACCAAAACGTCCTGAGGTTCTTCCTTGCGAAATACATCATGCAACTATCAAAGGTGAAAAATGGACCATCTTACTTGGTCTTCTAGCGGGCCGCCCATATGAAATCATCGGTGGGCTTAGTAAATATGTAGAAATACCGAAAAAGCACCGCTATGGAGAAATTAGAAGAAGACAAAGAAAAACAGTTCTTTCAAAGTATGATTTGCATTGTGGCGTCGATGAAGATGAGTTTGTTATAAAAGATGTTGTTTCTGTCTTTGACAATCCAAATCATGCCGGGTATACTAGAACTATATCACTAGCACTTCGTCATGGCGCACCAATTCAATACATTGTAGAGCAGTTACAAAAAGATAGAGAAGCTGACTTGTTTAGCTTTAGTAAGGTAATAGCAAGATGCCTTAAAAACTACATTCCCGACGGATCAGTCGGTGGAGATAAAACTTGCGAACATTGTGGAGCTGAAGGAAGCTTAGTCTATCAAGAAGGATGTGTAACATGCAAATCTTGTGGAATGAGCAAGTGTTCTTAAATAAAAGGAGAAAAGAACATGTTATGGAAATTTGAAGCGTCAAATCTACTAAAAGAGTTTGAACTATCTAACAATCCAATTATTGTTACAGTAAATAAGTTTGATGAGCAGTCAGCAGAAGACTTTAGAAACAAGTTTTCAATGGCTCAGAATACAGGTCAAAAAGTAATTCCTGTTGTTATAGACTCATACGGAGGTCAAGTTTATTCTCTTATGTCTATGCTTGCAACAATAAGGGCATCACCGCTTCCTGTTGCAACAATTACTGAGGGTAAGGCAATGTCATGTGGTGCTGTTTTATTAACTTGCGGTGAGGCGGGAATGAGATACATGGATCCAGACGCAACTGTAATGATTCATGATGTAGCATCAGGACAGCATGGTAAAAATGAAGAAGTAAAAGCATCAGCAGCTGAAACAGACAGATTAAATAAAAAGATTTTTAAAATTATGGCTCAAAACTGCGGAAAGCCAGAAGACTACTTCTTAAAAGAAATTCACAAAAGAGGGCACGCTGACTGGTTTTTAGAGGCAGATGAATGCAAAAGCATTGGAATAATTAATCATACTCGAATTCCAAAGATTAATGTTAAAATTGATGTAAGTATTGATTTTGACTAGGCAGTATTTATAATTTTTACAAAAGACACCTTTTAAATAAAGGTGTCTTTTTTTAATTTTCGAGATATTTATCTTAGGAGAAGAAATGTTAAAAGAAATAGCTTTGTCAACAATCGGATCTTTTAAAGCTGTTGAAATGTGGATGCATGCGGCACATCATCTGACAAAAGGGCCCGCGTTTGTTGCAAACCACGAACTTTTGTATGGTAGAATCTACGAGACAATAAGTAAGGATTTTGATACAATTGTAGAAAAAATGATATATCAGTTAAACGATGAAGAATGCGGTTGTCCGCTATTAGTTTCGTCAATAGCAGCACAAACATTGCAAAATTATGAATCACCTGCAAATTTACCTGATTCTCAAATTTCAATGTATTCGCTTGTTTTAATTGTAGACCACATTAAAGCACTCGAGGCTTTAAAATTAACACTAGAAAAAGAAGGAGCTTTATCACTAGGCATGGACGATTTTCTTGCTGCAGCTTGCAATCAGTATGAATCTTTTGCCTACATGATTAACCAGAAATTAAAATATTGATTTTTAAGAAGGATTCAATGTCCTAGTAAAATTTAAAGTTAAGTTGAGTTATAAATGGCAGCAATTAGAATTACAGAATCTTCGGGTTCGGTTGGAGTAATTCAATCATCAAATTTGTTTGGAGGCTTTGAGCCCACTAATATACTGTTTAACACAGCGTCTGGTGGGCTTCAAACAGGCCTGTCTTTAGGGACTGATACTGCACTATTTATAAGCGGCGCGATTGGTTCAAAAAATTCTTTAAATGTAGGCGTTTCTGTATTCGGTGGCGACTTAGTAGTATCAGGGACACTGTATGCAGAAAGGCAAGTAATAGAAGTAGATGAAGTTGCTTCAGGACACTTACTTGTTTCTGGAAATCTAGAAGTACAAGATTCTATATCAGCAAATAGTGCTAAGATCATGTTCTTGTCTGGTGGCGCGGCGTCCTCAACAGATGAAGGTAGCTATCCTGATGTTAACTTTTTTGTATCTGGTTCAAAAAACTCACAAGGTTCTGCTGTAAGAGGTACTGCACTTTTTGGTGGTGACGTAGTAATATCAGGAACACTTCATGGTGGTTCTCCTCTGAAAATTGGTGGTGGCATGCAAGTTGTAGGAAACACTATATTTGACGGCCCGATGACGTTTAATTCAACTTCTTTGTTCTGTTCAGGTTTTGAAGTAGAAGCAGGACTCACAACTTTTCAAGATGCATCGACTTTTTCTAGTGGGCTATCTGGATCTTTGACTAAGCTACCAAATGGCACAAGCTTTATAAAGCAAGCAGGCTCTATTGCTGTCGTTACACAATCTAACGGTTCCTTAGAAATTAGTTCTCCAAACTTTATATTTAATGAGTATTTAGGCACAGGCAGCAATCTAAATACTTTTTTCACTCTTTTGAAAACGCCTACTGAATCTAAGAATATTTCAATATATTTAAATGGACTACTTCAAATGCCTGCAACTGCCGCCACCGGCGCACCGTATCAAGACTATAGTATTACAGGATCAAATATATTTTTTACAACATCTTCAATTCCTGGGCAAGGAAGTATTATTATGGCAAATTACACAACTAATGAGTCCAACTAGCATGAAACGCAATAATTATAATGTGAACTATTTTCAAACATCAGACTTAGCAATTGCTGCGTATTTAATGATGCGAGGTCTTAAGTTATCTGACGCTTCTGTTCAAAAAGGAGGTAGATTTATGTTTAAGTTTGAAGATCCATCTGGTCAGGCATTTCAAATGTCTATTGAATATGTTAATAGTGAAGCTGCAAAGTTTGATGCACACATAAAAAATCTAAAAAATATTATTTATAAGAGTTAATACAATTCTATCTCGATATTTATAACCGTTAAAGTTCAAGTCATAGTAAAAGTCCACTAGTTAATGTCACAAAAGCTATAAAAAATTAACTTAGGAGTAAATAATGGCTAATTTCAAAACAAGATTAAGACTTAACCAGGTAACTGGTTCTTTCGGTGATTTCGAAGGCGGAATCATTGATTCAAGAGCAGAAGGCTCTTCAACACTTGCCTCTGTTGGAATTCTTTCCGGTTCTATGGTAGGTGTCCTTTCAGAAATGGCATCAGCAGTTAAAAGAATTCACGGCGCTGGTTCTTTTGCAGCAGCCTCAGCTGGAACTTTTCATCATGACCTTGTCCCTAATGCAGACGATAGTCTTGACTTAGGCTCAGCATCTGCTGCTTGGCAAGATCTGCACCTTGAAGGCGACGTCCTAATGACTGACGCTGGTAAGGTTTCTACCGCAGCAGGCGATCTTACAGTAGAATCGGTTGCAGGTTCACTAGTCTTAGAAGCCGGTGAAGCAGCTGCAGACTCTATTGTACTTCGTGCTGTTCACGCAAGCGGTGGCGTCGATCTTAAGGTCGCTTCCAACGTTGTACTTAGTGTAGATGCAGACTCAGTTGATATTGCTCAAGCTACGGTTATTGCTCACGCAGCTGGCCTTTCACTTGGTGCAGGTGGAAACGAGTTTAGCATCACAGAATCAAGCGATGATGTCACACTTGCATCCTTAGTTTCAGACAAAGACATGATCTTCAAGGTAAACGACGGCGGCTCAGCCACTGAAGTTATGAGACTTGATGGTGATGTTGCTGCACTTAAGATGGCCTCTGGTAAGCAGGTTCAGCTTGGTGGTGCTGGTGCAAACCTTAGCGGCGACGGCTCAGATATTTCAGCAATTGCTGCTAATAACTTTGTCATTGATACTCAAGGTACAGATGCAGGTGATGGTGTTTCAATAACACTAGGCTCAGATACAGCTGATACTAAACTTCAGGTCAAGAACAACTCAGGAGTTCTAAAATTCCAAGCTGACGCTACTGGTGATGGATCTTTTGCTCAAGACTTAGGTGTTGGTAGAGATCTTACTGTTACAAGAAACGTTGTTATTAACGGTGACTTAGATGTCAACGGTGCAACAACAACAATTGATACAGCAAACATGGCAATTGAAGATTCAATTATCGGCATTGGTACATCAGGTTCCGTCGGTTATGCTCCTGCTGCTATGGCACGTGGTATCATCTTTGGAGCAGGTGCACTTTCAGCAGAACAGGCAGCACTCTACCACGGTGGTTCTGGCGATGACAGATTCCATCTTGGTGTTAGTGCAACAAGCCCACTTTCATCTTCGTTTGCAGCACCTTCATCTTACTCCAAGCTACGTCTTGGAAGAATTGAAATTGAAAACGCAAACAATAGAATCTTTCTAGATACAGATCTTAAGCTTGCTTCAGCAGCTGACATTGTTCTTTCACCTGTAGGTGGAGAAGTTAAGGCAGACGGTAACGTAATTCCTTCTTCTGACAGTGCCAAAGATCTTGGAGCTGACGGTGTTGCTTGGCGTAAGCTTTATGCAGACGACATTGACCTTAATGGCGTTGGTCGTATTGATCTTGATGCAGATGCTGATACTTCAATTCGCTCACCTTCAGATGATACAATAGCATTTGAAGCTGGCGGCGCCGACATATTATTTGTTTCAAACTCAGGCGCAAAGCTTGTTGATGACAAAGGTCTTGTCTTCGGTACCAATGATGATGCTTCATTCAAGTATGATGAAGCAGGTTCTGACACTCTTCTATACGCCGGCGCAAGCTTAAGAATCAGCGATGATACTAAGCTTGAGTTTGGCGCAGCAGGTGATGCTTCAATTGAGTACGACGAAAACGGTACTGATCAGCTAAGATTTGCTCTACCTGCTGCAGGTATGGTTCTTGGCGGAACAACTCCAAAACTTGTTATCGGTGATGCAGGTGCTGAAGATACGCTTCTCGTCTTTGATGGTAATGCTCAAGACTACCGTATTGGTCTTGATGACGGCACTGATAAGCTTGAATTTGGTCTCGGTGCTGCACATGGTTCAACCACAGCATTTACTATCGATGCAAGCCAAGTAACAGACTTCACAGCAGGTAAGCTTTCTTACGGCGGCGTGGGTATTACTGCAACAGGTACTGAGCTCAACATCATGGACGGCGACACTTCAGCTACTTCAACTACCTTAGTTGATGCTGACAGAGTTGTTGTTAACGATGCAGGCACAATGAAGCAGGTTTCTATGCTTGATATGATTACTTACATGCAGTCATTCTTGGTGCAGAAAGCTGAAATTGATATCACGGCGACACTTGCTTCAAACACTGACTTAAATACCGGTCTCGGTGCAGATTATACAGATGGTAACTCAAAACAAAGAGAGGTATACGTCAACGGCCAGCTAATGTCCGAAGGCGCAAACGCCGGTGCAAACAAAGACTTCTACCCAGGTTCATCAGCCGGTAGAATTAAGTTTGAGTTTGCTCTCGAAGCTGGTGATACCATCCAGGTTGTTCTTAGAAGAGGCGACGTATCATAGCTATAGGGTGAAAGCTTAAACTTAGTTTAGCTAAAATTCTGCGGGGGACCACTTTGTGGTCCCCCGTTTTGTTTCATAAACATAATCTTAGTTTTGTGTATAATTAATAGAAATAAGTGAGGTTTAAAATGAAAGACTTAGAGTATCTAGAACGACTTTTGCAAGACTTAAACAATAAATTATCAGAACAAAGAAAATCAATGCCAGAAGAAGATGTTTTAGTAAATACAATCTATTCAAACGCAAGAGAAGTTCTTTTATCACAAGTCTTAGAACATAAAAAGACAAACCCAGGTCTTTCAAGTTACCTTGAAGCTTTGACAAAAAAAATATTAGATACTATATCATTGTCAAGTAAGTCATACAAGACAGAAAAAATAAAAGTAAGCGGAAAATTTGAAATTTTAAAAAGTCTTATTAGCCAAACAGAAGATTCAATAATTCTAGAATTAAAAAATATGGATTTAAATATTGAAGAATCAAAAGAAAGAAAAGAAAAAGACATTAGAAAGATTGGCAAAAGACCAAAAACCATAAAAGAGAAAAAGAAAAATAGGAAACTAAGTTGAAAATACTTCAAACAACAAATCTAGGAAGATCTGTAGGTGGAATTAGTGGCAGCATAAGATATGCACTTTATGACACACTTGGAAGTGAAGTATCTGCTTCTGCAAATACAGGAATATATGAACTAGGTTCAACAACAGGTATCTATGGAGTTGAACTCAATCTTTCACCTCAATTTAGTGGATCAATTGTTTGGTCAGTGACATCAGCACCGACTGTTTTTGCGACAGAAGAAGTGAAAATTGATCAAAAAATGGCAAGATATATCCATACAGGTCGTTGGACGGTTGACTCAAGCAAGAAACAGATGGTGTTTTTTCAAGATGACAATGAAACAGTTATTGCAAGGTACAATTTATTTAATTCATCAGGTTCACCTTCAGTCACAGAAGTTTTTGACAGGGTTTATAGCGGTTCTTCATAATGAGAGTACTAACAAGAGGTCTGACCGGAGCAGCCGGTGGCTTAGTTTTGCAAGGTCTTGGCCCTGCACTTGAAGTTGTAAAAATACTTCGAGCCGGGAGGTCTGCAGCTTCTAGAGCTGTAAAAGACTTAAATGAGACTTTTAGGCTATCTGCAATGTTAATTTCATATAATGGAGCGGACGTATTTAGACCAATTGCTAAAAATATAAGAAAAACTTTTGTCAAGAATGAGATAGTTATTAGGCGAGCTACACCACTGTCTATTGAACATAGAAAATCAAAAGACATAGAAGTTATTGCTGAAACTGTAAAAATAAGGAATAAGAAAAATGTCAAACATTGATCTTTTATTAGACGAAGAAAATGAGCTAACGTTTGCTCTTAAAATTGAAGGGACACGTCCTGCAACAGCAAAATGCAGATTAGTTTTAGAAAACAAAGATATGTCTTTGGTTTTTAACTCTGACACATACAACGGAGAAGAAGTAAGTGTTGTGCTTCCTCCGCTTGGTCATGTTTTAAAAGAAGGTCAATACAATATGAATCTAGAAGTTATTGTAGAAGACAAGTTTTTTAAACCATTGACACTTGTTGGCAATTTTGAAAAGAGCATATCAATTGTTGCAGAAACAGTTACAAAAAAGAAAGAAGTTCTCAAGCCACAAGTAAGTCTTTCAAGTGTGTCAGTAAAAAGAAGAAAAAAATCTTCTTTTAATAAGCCAGCTCAAAAAATAAAAACAAAAACAAATCAAGTTTTAGAATCAAAAACAAAAATAACCGACAAAGATATAATGTCGCTTATTGAAGCACTAAAGAGTAGATAATGATAGAAATTTTTTACACATCCATCCTGTCGTCCCTTGTTATTTCGTATATAATGGTCGGAGTTTTTTCTTGGAAACTAGAAAAAGATGTCAATCAAGCAATTGAAAAAGTTATTTCTTCTTCAAAAAATCTTAAAAAACAAGAAAATCTTTTAGCGTTGTCTAGAACGAAGAAATCTATGCTTAGGTACATTTTTTGGCCAATTACATTTTTTAAGTAGGTTAATGTGACTTTAGACGCTGAAAGTAAAATATTCCTACTTCAGTATAAACTCTACTATGAAGAAATAGATGTTGTTAACAATGAGTTTCAAAGAGGTCAAGCAGACCTTTTAATTTATGTAACGAATTTTAGAGAAAATCTTTCTGAAGAAGTAGAAGGACAAAGAAAAGACTTTAATCAACACTTTTTTGGTGATAGAGATATAGAAGAAAAGTTAGATTTCCAACCCTCTCCTGTGCAAATACCAGAACAAACAGAAGAAAAAACAAATTTGACAGTAGCAAAATGGGCAAAAAATCTCTATAGAAAGATTGCAATAGCAACACACCCAGACAAGACAATGCATTTAGGTGTGCCTTCTCTCGTGAAAAAATTTAACAAGTATTACAACACAGCAATAAGCGACTACGCTGCTGGGCAGTATGATAGTTTGCTTTTTATTGGTTTTGAACTTGGGCTTGAAATCCCAGCTGAAAAAATAACTGAGCATATTGTTCCTAAAAATAGAGCGCTTTCAAAAGAAATTGAAAAGAAAAAGAAGAGTATTGCATATCAGTGGCAAAAAGTACCTGAAAAAGACAAAAACGAAGTGTTAGAAAAATACTTAACTTCCCTAGGTTACGTTTTTGACAAAAAAGACATAGAAGCAACAATTAAAAGAGTAAGAAAAATTAAAAGAAAAGTTGGTACTAGGCCGGTAAACATTATTAAAAAAAGAATAAAGAAAAATTAATCCTTCTTTGTACAAGTTAAGGTATTTGCATATAATCAAATTACCACAAAGAAGGAGAAAACATGACACTTAGTGATTCAACAATTGCTCACGTAGCACAACTCGTACAGCTCGCAATGCTAACAGGGACCGACGTCGTAGATCATATGCGAATGATGACTTTGGTAGATATAGACGGAAGTCTCGAGCTAGATCCTGATTACGAACAGCGAAGTGAAGATAACGTGCAGCGAATGATACAGGAAGCAGTTAGAATGCAGAGCGAAGTTTCCGAGAGCTAAATCTTATGAAGTGCAATCTTGAAAAAATGTTTATTCTTAGGAATGAATTTATTGAAAAAATGAAACAAGATAGGCCTGGATCTTATCCAGACTTGCCTGTTGATCTAAGAAAAAAAGATTCACAACAATTTTGTAGAGATCTAGCGCTTAGAGGCGTTGAAGAAATGTTTGAAGCACTTCAGCACCTAAAAAACTGGAAGCCTCATAGAATGACAGAATTTAATGAGGGTCCGGATAGAGAAGAGTTTTTAGAAGAAATAGTTGACGCTTTAAACTACTTCTTTTCACTGCTTATCGCTGCTGGTTTTGATGAAGATGATTTAACAGCTGCTTATATTTTAAAGCACGACATTATAATGAAAAGGATACAGGAAGGTTATTAGTGAATTTTATAGACATGATGGAAGCGCAAGCCAAGTACAATAAAACAAAATTTGGTGAGCTCGACTCAGACGATAGAAAAAGAGAGATAAGCAAAGACTTAGCTCTAAATGCTTATAATTCTATCAATAAAATGATTAAAAAAATGAGAATTGACAATGGTCTTCCTCACGAAGACGATTTAATATTTTCTTCTATTGATGTTCTGAGATATGTCATGTCCATGCTAAATCTTTGGGACATAAGCCCTGAGGAAGTTTCTACTGCATTCTTGCTTAAAGATATTTTTCTTGACATAGATCATAAGACAAATTCTAAAAAGTGGGAAGGACAACCAGTTGCAATAGTTGATATTGACGATGTCTTAGCAGAGTTTAGACAACCCTTTTCAGATTTCTTAAAACAAGAATATAAAGTAGAAGCAGATGTTGAAAGTCCTCAGTACTTTTTTGTTGAAGAAATATTAAATGCTGATGAAGGTCTAAACCCAGAAAAAGTTTTTGAAAGTTTTGTCAATGATAGCCAGTTTAGGCATCTTCCTGTAATAGAAGGCGCAAAAGAATTTCTAATTAGCCTTAGATCACAAGGATACTGGATCCAGCTTCTAACAGCACGGCCAAAGAAAGATTTAAAGATCTTTTATGACACATACTACTGGTTAGGAGCGACCGGTCTTTGCTTTGATAGAGTAGATTTCTCACCTGAAAAGCTAAGATGGTGTATGAACTCTGAGTATTACGACTCAGGCGCTATTACTTTTGCTGTTGATGATTCACCAAAGCATGCTTTAGAATATGCAAAGCATGGAATTTGTGTAAAAGTACCTATAAAAAGCTATAATAAAAGTATTAATCATGAAAACATTCAATTTTATTCAAAAATAGGAGAAGCAATTGGAATATGAAAAGAAAGAGGTGGTAGTGACTCCTCAAAAATTTAGCTGGAAAGAAAAAAAGAGGTTTAGCAGATACGAAGACGCTTCAAGTCTAAAGTCTTCTCTTTTAAAAGAAGGTTATAAAAAAGTAAAGATTCGCCGATGCGGCCCTGAAGGTTCTCAATTTAAAGTAGTTGTTGGAACCGAAGTAAAAACAAACAAAAAAGGAAAAAATAATGCCAATTAATGAAAGCCTTAAGCCTGTGATACTTCCTATGGATTTAAAGTTTGGCGATTTACCGTCAACAGTGTTTCAAAACAATTTAACTGCACTTAAAGTAGAACTAGTTGATCATCCTACACGATCGCAGTCTCTTAATGTAGCTTGGCAGTATGTGAAGGCGACATGGGCAGACCATCCAGATAGCACCAATCCTTCAGCTACAAGAATGCAAGAACTGTCTCAAAATCTTGAAGATGTTCTCAACTTCAGAGCTTTGCCTACACCCATGGAATGTTTAGGCTTTACTTTTAAACTCAGTGGCCTTTCTTTTCAAGAAGTAACTCATATTATCCGGCACCGCGCTGGTTCTTTTGCTGCACAATGCACAGGCGATAGAGATCTTAGAGACGATGGCGCTGTTGTTCCTGAAGCTGTAGAAAACTCTCCTGAGTTTCTTGATCGATATATGGCACTTGTAAGAGACTCTAAGCAGCTATACGCAGACATGACAGATTCAAAAGATATTTCTATGATGGATGCAAGAATGATCTTACCAAAATGCATGACTTCTTTTTATCTTATGCGCATGAATCTAAAAGACCTTCTTGGTTTTATTCGTCAACGTCAAGATCGTCAAATCCAGCCTGCAGCTGATAATATTCTTGCTGCTTATATGGCAAAAGAACTAATCAGAGTCCTTCCTGAGGCTTCTTCTGCAATTAACTTTGACAAGCCTGACATGCACTATGTCAAGACCTTTAGAGTTCAAGTTGGCGATGACTTTACTTCACGAGGCACAAACCTTTATTGGCCCGAACCAAAAAATGATATCTTTGAATTCCACCCGGAAGATACAATTTATCAGGCTAGACGTGAAGAACTCAACGGTACAGAAAATCCTGGAACTGAAACTATTTTTGAAAATCTTTGGAATTCTTCTATGCAAGAAATCAATGAAATGAAAAGCGAATACAACGGCTTTATGGGAAGAGAATAAATGAATAAATGCTATATTGCAAGCGGATGGTTTTCACCTGAATGGCTTGAAGAACTTGAGATGATCAAGACGAAGCTGGACGTCTGCGGTCTAGAATACTTCTCGCCTAAGGATGAAAATCTATGTGATGAAGATTCTGACATTGGGTTTCAAGATCAGGTCTTTAACGGCAACATCAAAGGCATGGAAGACTGTGACTGGATGATCTGTAATACTAGGAACAAAGACATGGGTAGTATTTTTGAAGCAGGTTACTTCCATAATCTCGGCAAGCCTATTGTTTACTTCTGCGCAGGCCTTCCTCCAGGTGCACAGTTTAATCTAATGTTGGCAGCAAGTGGCGAGACTGTATGCACATCGCTAAATGATCTAGAAGAATACCTTCAGTGGTGTAAGCGTAATGACAGAAAGATTATGCCTCGACGATACGAAGGAAAAATAGAATAAAATAACTTCAATTAAGATATTTTCATAGCTCTGTGTATAATTAATGCACAGGGCATTTTTTTGGAGTTAAAATGAAAATATCAAGAAGTCAACTAAGACGACTAATAGAGTCTGCAATCTTAAACGAGGATGGTTATGATCAAATCATGTCAGGTTTAGGCGGCAAAAGAGAGAATGGATTGCTAGTGCCAGACGGCAGTAACAAGGATGCCATACTAATTCACATGTCTGGGACACAATACGGAATGGGCACAAGAAAAGACGGGAAGGCAATAGGCATGGAGAAAAATGCGATGGAAGGAATCGCAAAAGCCACCGGGAAAGACTTGTCTAAGAAAAACTACTATATCTGGAGAGGGCTTTCTGAGTACTGGGATTCTGGAATGATGGAGCTTCCTGCTTCTGGAAGAAGTGGTGACCCTTATCTTTACATGCCTTCTTCGATCGGAAAAGATGGCTTTATTGATAAAGTAAGAGTCGTTGCTGGACCTCAAGCAAAAGCGATAGGTAGAACTATATCTGCATCCGCATTGGAAGGAAAACCTGCAAATTTAGAGAACATGGCAGAAAGTTTTCTAGTAGCGCTTGGTGAACAGATAGCTGAATTTGTTAAAGAAGCTTATGAGGCCGGTGTCAATATGTCTGATGGTGTTGAAAAGTTTGCTGCACGAGTAGCTTCAAAATATTTAGGTGTTGAAGAGTCAACTGCTAGAAACTTTGTAAAAGGATTTATAATTAGCGCGAGCGCATTAACTGGAATTATAGGGATGGCAGCAACAGCTGCTACAGTAATACCAGATAGAAGCTAAAAATATTAATTATGCCTCGTCAACGCTAGCTCGTATCACTGTGATTTTAAAACACTTCTTTGACAAAGAAGTGTTTTTTGTGTGCAAAGACGTGTTAAAAAAAGTATAATATTTAAAAGGAGAAAGAATGTTACTTTTTGCATGGTTTTATGCATTGTTTTCTGCACTATCTTTAGATTTGTTCATGACTTCTATGCTTTGGGTTTTAGGCGGATTTTTTTTACACTACTTCTTTAAAAACAATAATTTTAAAAGATTTTTTTTATTAACGTATTTTTTAGTTCTCTTGCCTTTTTCTTTCTTTGAATGGAATCAAATATCACAAGATTTTAACAACAAAGCACAACAAAATCAGTATACTCCGCTGAATGTAGCTGGTGTATACAATATTACTTTTCTTATGTCTTCAATTGGGTCGCTCGCAGGTTACCCACAAACAGGTTTTGAAATGATTTACTTTGCCATTCCAGCAAAGATAAAAAGTCATGACATAACGATACAGTCAGACTTCGCCATGAAATCTGAAAAAGTTAGAGGTTACATAGAAAAGCATATTGATTCACAAAGAAAAACTTCTAGCTTTTATTTAAACTGGACTAGAGCTGAGCACTCGTCTGACTCTTCAAGAGTCGCTTTAGCTCTGAACGGTGCTTCTATTTTGTACGTTAGAAAAAAAGTAGATAAATCAGGTAAGACGTACCACGAGTGCGAGATTGTTACAAACTTTCACATGAATAATGTCAGTACCCGCATCAAGCTAGGAGAAATTACTATTTTAGAGTTAAAAGAGGGGGTTTTTAGTGCTATGCAAGAAAAAGGTCTTTTCTCTAAATATATAGTTAGAAGAAAGTGGAAAATAACATCTAAGAATGACCTAAGCTCCTTTCATATTTTCTGGCTTGACGATGTAATTCAAAAAATACTAAGAGGTAAAAGATGAAAATTAAAAGATTAGATTTGAAAATTTTAATTGAAGACTTGATAAAAGAAGAATATCCATACGTTAGCAATCAAAAAAAGTCTGACGAATTTAGATCCTGGATGCTCGACAACGAGCCTGCTGCTTCAAAAGAAAAAGATATAGACATTACTAAGAAATCAGGTGCCGCAAGCTGGGCAGGGCTAGAAATTGCTTACGATAAGTTTGGAAGAGAGTTTGAAGAAAGCCAGGAAGAAGATTTTGAGACATACGACACTAAAAATAAAATTGACCTAGAAAATGCGAGAAAAGAAGGTAACATCATTACGACAACTGTTGGGTCAGCAATTAAAAAACTGACTCAGATTTCAAGATCGGGAACTTTAGATTTAATACCTACTTCTTTTTTGCAGAAAGTAACAGGAATACCGCTTCATTATCTAATACTAATGTCATTTATAATGCTTAGGTCTAAAGAGCTTAAAATTGCTGCTTCTAATGCTAAGGAAGGGATGCAAAAAGTCGCCGAAAAAGTGCACAAAAGATTAGGCAGGCCAAACAAGAAATTTTTAATCACTTATAAAGATTACAAAAAAGTTTCTGATGGCATGCCAACATACGGTTTCGGTTTTCAGATTCACAAACCAAATTCTGACAATATAATCGGGCAACTTTCATCATTTTTTGGAAATTGCACAGCATACCCACAATCAGATGGCACCTTCACCATAGTTGACCAGTATGACTTTAATGTGTTTAGACAACCAGGGCATCAAAAATCAGATTTTGAAGAGGCCATTCCTACCATTGCTAACACATACAAGTCGTTTAAAATGTTCTTAGACTATGTGTTTTCAGGTTTTGATGGCAATGCTGCAGCTGCACTAGAACCTCTTCTTCTGCAATACGAAACACAACTAAACTACAAAGGTGTACCAACTAGCATTCGCACTAAAAAATCAAAAACTTCTTTTGCGTAATTTAATCTTGTAAAGACTTTTTCTGGATTGATGATTCTCTAGAGATAGTAATTTTGAAAAAGTATTCCAAAATTGGTAATATATCTTAAAGCGAGGCAAAATGAAAATATTCATCACAGGTGAAAAAGGTTTTATTGGAAGAAACCTTGTTAAAAAACTTCCAGAGTTTGAGTTTTCACATATACCGTCTTCAACAGTTGCGACGCACTTCGACTTTATAGAGAAAGCTAATCTTAAGTATACTTTTCACGAAGAAGAAGAGCTTTGTGTTCACAGAAACTCAATTGAACATTGGGTAGAATTCTTCTTTAGGACAAAAACAGAAGTTGTTATTCATAATGCTGCGACGGTAGGAACTGATGTCGTCGCGCTAAATCCCACAGAAGCAACACTTACCAATGTAGCAGGCACTTATAATATTTGTCGGGCAGCAAAGCGCTTAGGTATTCCTGTATGTTACATGGGCACAACTGTCATATATGACGTTGCTAAGTATCAAGACGCATCTATAACTGAGACTTCAATTAAAGGTCCAACAACACTCTATGGCTGTCAAAAACTTTGTGCTGAAGATATTGTCAAAAGCCAGACAGGGAAGAAGTGGATGATTGTTCGGCCACTTTTTGCTTACGGAGGCGTAGGCGACATGAATTCACTTATTGCTAAGACAACTTTTGGCTATTTAAACGGAAAGAAAGGCATCGATATGTTTCTTGATCAAGAGAAGATTAAAGATTACATGCATGTTGATGATTACTGTGATGCTGTTTTAACAGCAATTAAACAAGGATTATGGAATGATGACTGGAATGTTGCCTCCGAGACTCCGCTAAATACAGGTGAAATCATGAATATGCTACAAAAAATACTTGTGGAAGAACTAGGAGGCGAAGGTATCGAAGAAGTTCTTGAATGGCACCCTAAGACAGACTATCTAGGTAATCACAGGCTCTCTTCAGCTAAGTTTCGAAGGTACTCAAGATGGGAGCCTAAAATATCTCTTGAGGTGGGTATTAGGCGAACTGTCAAAGAAATCAAAGAGAGTAAAGATTACAACCCACTCGAACATCTTGAAGAAGCAAAAGAAAAAGGTGTTGATTTGACGGATTTTTATTAGTAGTAAACTTTTTAGCAGAGTGTAAACTTAAGCCTCATGTTTTATAATAAACATGAGGATTTACTTTAGGAGTATAATGAGCATATTTGATATCAAGCCGCCCACACGTTTCGTCGGCCTTCACGGTCACACAGGTTTTTCAGTTTTTGACGGTCTAGGTTACCCCAAAGATCACATCGACTTCGTTCTTGAAAACGGTATGGATGCTTGGGGATTAACAGATCACGGAAATGGTAGCGGATTAGCACACGCTCACAAGCATGCAGCCAAAATACAAAAAAGTGGCCGCAAGTATCGACAGATTTACGGCTGTGAATTCTACTTTGTGCCTTCACTTGCTGGCTGGAAGGATGATTATGAGCAGTCAAAAATCGACCGGGCACTCGCAAAGCAGCGTGCACTCAAGGAAGACGCAGACGCAGGTCACGTCATCGAGAATGAAGATGAGACAAAGACAGTCGATGTCAACAAGGACGAATGGAAACGACGTTATCATCTGGTAATCACTGCACAAGACCGTGAAGGTTTAGGCAATTTGTTTACATTGATTAAACGTGCGTACACAGAGGGATTCTATCGATACCCACGCATTGACTTTGACATGCTCAAGCAGCACGGAAAAGGTCTTAATGTTTCCACAGCTTGCTTAGGTGGTATTTTCTCGAATAGGATTATGAGAGGCAACGCACTTAAGAAATCAGACGCTGAGATCCAAGCAGAACTACTTGGTCTATCAGACAGGTTTGTTGATGCAGTCGGCGAAGATAACTTCTACTTAGAAATTCAATTTAACAGACTAAAACAGCAACACCTCGTAAATCATCACTTACTTAGGCACTCAGCAGCAACAGGAATTAACTTAGTAGCTACTCCTGATTCTCATTATTACAACCCAAACAAGTGGGAAGCCCGCGAGCTTTACAAAAAGCTAGGGTGGATGGGTAACGATCCTTCACCGCTTCCTGAGTTTGAAGATCTTAAGTGTGAGCTTTACCCGAAAAACGCACAGCAAATGTGGGATGAATTTACAAGGCACTACGATGAGTATAAAGAAACGTATGAAGGTTATGAGCAAGTCGTTAAAGAATCAATTGAAAGAACGCATGATATTGCTTGGGATAAGTGCACTGACTGTTGGATTGATACTAGCGTTAAGCTACCTGATTTTAACAACCCAGATCAAACTGCTTTTCAGCAATTGGCACAAAAAGTTAAGAAAGCTCTTGTAACAGAAGGGCTTCACAAAAACGAAGAATATGTTGATCGTGCAAAGATGGAGCTAGCTGACATTAAGTTTCTTGGATTTGAAAATTATTTCCTTGTCATGAACGAAGTCTTCCACAAGGCAGCAGATCACACACTCTTTGGTGCTGCACGTGGTTCTGGCGGCGGCAGTCTAGTCAATTATCTGCTTGGTATTACACAGGTTGATCCACTTAAGTACGATTTACTTTGGGAGCGCTTCCTCGGCCGTCACCGTACGTCATGGCCAGATATTGACTCTGACGCCGGCGATCGAGATGCGCTAATTAATGCTGCCCGCGAACTTTACGGGTTTGAGTCAGTCATTCCTGTTTCTAACTTTAACACGCTTAAGCTCAAGTCACTCGTAAAAGACATTGCAAAGTTCTATCAAATTGACTTTGCCGAAGTTAATAAGATGACAGGTCCTCTTCAAGATGAAGTTATGTCACAAGCTCGGGATGAAAACACTGAGAAATCCGTGTTTGTTCTCAAGCACGAAGACTGTATGAAGTACTCTAAGAAGTATATTGACTTTATGGAAAAATACCCTAAGGTGAAGGATCATATCGAAGCACTCTTTATGCAGAATCGTTCAATCGGTCGCCACGCAGGTGGTGTTATTATCGGTCCAGCAGAAGAACTTGCAAAGTCCATGCCTATTATCGGCGTTCGTGGCGAACTGCAGACTCCATGGACTGAGGGTATGAACTTCCGTAACCTTGAAGATAACGGATTTATTAAGTTTGACTTCTTAGGACTTACTCTTCTCAAGGACGTTGAAAACTGCATTCGGCGCATTCTTACTCGAGAAGCAGGAAAAGAGCCGACCTTTATTGAAATTCGAGACTGGTTTGATAAAAAGATTAATTGCCGCTATGTTGAGCAGGAAGATCCTAAAGTCTGGAAACACGTATATCACCAGCGACGCAAAGTAGGTGTCTTTCAATTCACAGCTGAGGGTGCTCGACGATTCTGCGAAGATGCTAAGCCCACAGCGATTATTGAACTTGCTGCATTGACTGCAATCTACAGACCGGGTCCTCTTCGTGCTAACGTTCACAAGAAGTATGTTAAAGATAAGGCTCGCGCTGACAAGATTGAATATGCCCACCCGATCATCAAGGAAATTCTTGGACCAACGTTTGGTCACGTTACTTTCCAGGAACAGTTCATGCTTTTGGCACAGAAACTAGGCGGTTTTACCCCTGCCGAATCTGACAAGCTTCGAAAAACGCTTGTCAAGAAATCTCTTGACACAATGGGCAAGAAGGGTGATGAACGAGAAGAAGCAAGAGTTAAGTTTGTTACAGGCGCCAAAGAAATCAACGGCGTTCCTGAGCATGTCTCACAAGAGTTGTGGGAAAGAATTGAATTCTTCTCAGTTTACGGCTTCAACAAATCCCACGCAGTCGCTTACGCTATCGGTTCTTATTATGCTGGGTGGTTGCACACGTACTATGAAACAGACTGGCTTGGTACAATTCTTGAGTCTGAAAACGGAAGCCCTAAAAATCTATCAAAAGCAATTTCTGAAATTAAAGCAATGGGGTATAATGTTAGTACACCAGACATTAATGAGTCAAGCATTGAGTGGGCTTGGTCTGAAAACAAGAAATCATTTATTCCGCCGCTAACATCTATCAAAGGTCTTGGCAAAAACGCTGTAAAAGAAATCTTTGAAAATCGCCCTTATACATCACTCAATCAAATGCTTTACAACGAAGAAGGCAAGTGGTATCACTCCAAACTTAACAAGACTGGTTTTGCTGCACTCTGTTCAGTTGAAGCACTAGATGTACTTGAAGAAGTGTGGAAAGGTGAAATTCAAAATCACAGACAACTTCACAAAATCATTATTGAAAACTATGAAATACTTAAAAAGAGTAAGTTTGGAATGACACTTCGTCAAGCTAAGAAGCGAGATGCTGAACCTGTTTTACCAAAACTTATTGAAGAAACTCAAGACACAGAAGACTGGTCACGTATTGAAAAGCTTCAAATGTACCAGGAAATGTGTTCTGCAACACGTGACGACTTGGCATTTCCTGATGAGCTCATGACAAAGATTCAAAGTGCCAATGTAAAATCAGTGCTTCAGATGGACCCTGGAGAAAAAGGTATTGCTTGGTTCTGCGTTGTCGAGACAATTAAAAAGACTACAAAGAATAAAAAGACCTTCTATCGTGTTAAGATAACAGATGAGGAAAGTAATACAGGCTGGCTTCGTGTCTGGGGCCAGATTCCTAAGTCCATGCAACCCTACACAATATGGTTAACTAATGCATCAAACGACCCCAATTGGGGAGCTTCAACGAGCGCTACGAAAGTACGCCCACTTGTCAAATAAAAAGAGAAAAAAGAAGATTAAGAAGTCAGAAAAAAGACTTGCTAAAATTAGATACAGCTTTCGCAGTGATGCTGAGCATACCTTGTTTGAGCCAGGAAACGTCTTAACTTTTTTGCTGATCAACTTAAAAGAGATGCATGTTGGAGACAAGGTAAACTTTTGTGGTGTTGTTATCGATAAAAAAGGTGGAAAAAAGAAGTGGAACCGGTCTTACACTATTTTGACAGGGCACGGTTTAAGCGAAATGACACACGAATACATAGAAAAAAATTTCATAGTGAGGAAATATGAGGATTGAAGAGGATTTAAAATTAGATTTTAAAGACGTGTTAATTCGACCCAAGCGGTCAGAGGCTAGGAGTAGAAAAGATGTAGTTCTCAAAAGAGAATACACGTTTAGAAATGGCACGGTATGGGAAGGCATACCAATTATTGCTGCAAACATGGATGGTGTAGGTACATTTGACATGTCAAGTGCACTAAACAAGCATGGTCTCATGACATGCCTAATAAAGTCATACAATCGAGACGACTATGCTGAAAATGGCAAATCATTAGTCTCGTCAACTACTATTATATCTACAGGTATATCAACTTCAGATCTAGAACAAACTCAGAATATCATCGACAGCTACGAGGCAGACATAAAGTTTGTGTGTATTGATGTAGCAAACGGATATTCAGAATATTTTGTTGACTTTGTAAGACGCTTTAAAGAAAGAAATCCGAATATAACACTTATTGCTGGAAATGTTGTCACTGCTGACATGACTCAAGAACTAATTCTTGCAGGAGCTGATATTGTCAAAGTTGGAATTGGGCCAGGTAGCGTCTGTACGACACGTATTAAGACAGGAGTAGGATACCCACAGCTTTCATCAATCATAGAATGCGCTGACGCAGCACACGGCTTAGGCGGGCATATCATTGCTGATGGTGGGTGTACATGCCCGGGAGACGTTGCAAAGGCTTTCGCAGCAGGCGCAGACTTTGTTATGATGGGCGGAATGTTTTCAGGTCACGATGAAGGCGGCGGAGAAATAATCGAAAAGAAATTTAAGACACACCAGTACGAAGTTGATATTGATGGATCTCTTCTTAAGCCAGTTGTTGAGACAAAGAAGTTTGTTCAATTTTATGGAATGAGCTCCGATACAGCAATGAAAAAGCACAAAGGCGGCGTAGCTGCCTACAGAGCCTCAGAGGGTAGGACAGTTGAAGTTCCGTATAAGGGAAGTGTTGATGATACTGTAAAAGATCTACTTGGTGGGTTAAGATCTACATGCACATACGTGGGTGCTTCTTCTTTAAAACAACTTAGCAAGTGCACCACCTTTGTTAGAGTAACTCAGCAGTTTAACGGAGTATTTGTAAGATGAGAATAACACCTATTAACCAGATTAGCCTTGAAGGTCCTGACCTGAGTGGAAAGACAACCCTATATCAGATGATTCATGAAAAAACTGACTATTGCTGGAACGTTCAAGATCGATCTGCACTTTCTATGGTTGTTTACGCAAGGTTATACGGAAGAAGCGATTATTTTCACGTCGAAGCACTCAAGACAGAACTATCAAACTTGAACAATGTTATGATTCTTCTTTTACCTGAGTGGAATGTAATTGCAGAAAGATTTAATAAGCGAGGTGACGAGATTCAAAACTTAATCTCGCTAAAAAAAGTTTATGATCTTTTTGTAGAAGCTGCAGAAGAGCTTGAAAGCTATCCCAATGTCATAACAGTAAAAACAGAAATTGACAAAAACATGGTTGCTTACATCTGCCACAATCTTAGATCTCATTTTCAAAGAAGAGAATTTCACAGTCTTTCAAATATGTTTATGACATCTGCAGCCTGTGAAGAATCTTTAGAAAAAATCGGCATGTCTATAACACACTATGACAGCGGGTCTTTTGAAGATGTGTCTGAAGAAATGCTTAGATATGAAAAAGAAAAAGTATATTATGACAAAATAAGAAGACAGTTATTAAAAAAGATTGATGCAGAATTATTAGGGATAAATGAATACAATAGAATTGAAACTCATGAGTCACGTCGTTTTATATACACAGATGACTCCTGTTTATCTCTGTGCCACTTTGTACTAAGAAATGAGTTTCTATATGGGCAGTTCTACCTAAGGTCTTCAGAGACAAAGCAGACACTCCCGTATGATATGAATTTTATCAAGTCACTTACAAGAGATGTTTTTTCAAGACTGTCAGAATGTAGCGACATTAAAATGTGCAAAATTAATTTAAAAATAGGTTCTGGGCATATTATAGTTGACAAATGATTGTAATAACTTTCTTAACTTTGTAAGATTGTAATAAGTACAAGATCATATACTATCAAGGAGATTAAATGAAAAGGGCTTTAGTTACAGGTGGCTGTGGGTTTATTGGATCCAGCATTGCAAAAAAACTAGTATCGGAAGGGTGGCTTGTCGACGTTGTTGACAACATGACAGGCGGCAGTCTAGAATCGCTTGCTGATCAAAAAACAAGAGTACTTCCTAGCAGTGACTTTATTTCTCATTTTTATAGATCGCTTGGCCCAACCGGACAAGCAAATGTGTCACCTGTTCAATTTGAAGAAAGAGGAAAAGACACAATTCTTGTAATACAAGATGACCTGGCATCACAAGGAATGTTAGACCATATTACTTTCGACAGCTACGATGTAATATTTCATGAAGCTGCAATTCCTAGAGTTTCATACTCTGTTGAAAATCCTTCAGAAACAACTTCTGAAAATATATTAAAAACAGTTATGCTTTTTGAAGCTGCGGCAGGTCATGTCAAAAGAATTGTTTGGGCTTCATCTTCTTCTGTGTATGGCGGAGCAGAGTCAAGGCCCACACATGAATACGAGCGCGGAAGAATTCTTCCTAAATCACCATATGCTTGGCAAAAGTTTGCTATAGAAGACTACGCAAAAATGGCATGCGATCTTTATGATATTGACATTGTGTGCCTTCGGTACTTTAACGTCTTCGGGCCGGGTCAGCTAGGTGACTCACCTTACTCTACAGCAGTGGCTGCGTGGTGTCATGCTACAAAAAATAATCTTCCGTTAAGGTCAGACGGTGATGGCGAGCAAACAAGAGATATGTGCTACATTGATAATGTAGTTCACGCAAACATTTTAGCAGCAAACTCAGATCAGCACGGATTCGGTCCGTCTGGGTTTAGAGGAAGATGTTATAACGTTGCTTGTGGTACTAGTGTGTCAAACAATGATATTCTAAACTTTTTCAAAGAAAACTTTAATGTTAAAGTCGAACACACACCTGAGCGCATAGGCGATGTCAAGCACACGCTTGCTGATCTTTCGAGAACAACTGCGGAGTTGGGTTATAAGCCATTGGTAACTTTCTGGGAAGGTCTTGAAGAAACAATTCGATGGTGGCAACTAAAATGATTCATAACTTAAACCTGTATGTTGGACCGATGTTTAGTGGAAAATCTACAAGATTACTTCAGCAGGTAGATAGATATAAGTTTGCTAAGAAAGATATCGTGTGTTTTAAGCCAAAGATGGACAACAGGTACACTCAAGAAGGATTTATTGTAACACATGGAGGAAATAAAGTTCCTTGTGTCTTAATAAGTACAGGTCAGGACATTCTAGATTTTTTTAAAGATAAAGAGTTACCTGATGCGATAGCGATTGACGAAGCTTTTATGATTGATGACATTGCAAATGTATGTTTGAATTTCTTCTATGATAAAAGAATAGACGTTTTAGTATCGACATTAGATCTTTCTTCTTCACTTTCTTCATTTGAAGAAGTATGTACACTCTTAGGACACGCAACAAAAATAAAAAAATGCAAGGCAGTATGTACTGTCTGCGGATCAGATGCTTCTTACACAATGAGAAAAGATGAGTTTTCAAACTCTGATGTGATTCAAGTTGGTGGAGAAGATATGTATGAAGCAAGGTGTTTAAGACACCACTCCAACATTGAAATTTAGGAGAAAAAATGTTAGAGCCTACAAGCGTAAACTGTGTAATTTTTCACGCAAATTGCACAGATGGTTTTGGTGCTGCTTATTCAGCATGGAAACAACTAGGAAACAGAGCAGAATATTTTCCATGTAAGCATGGAGTTGAACCGCCTGATGTAAATGGAAAAAATGTAGTAATATTAGATTTTTCTTTCAGCAATGCTGTTACAAAAAAGATGATTAAAGAAGCAAACGAGTTGATGGTTATTGATCATCACAAGTCAGCAATGGTTGAACTTCATGATATATCAAATACACACTTTGATATGACAAAAAGTGGTGCAATGCTTGCTTGGGAGTTTTTCCACCCAGGAAAAGAACCACCGAAATTTATAAGATATATTCAAGACAGAGACTTGTGGAAGTGGGAACTTGAATATTCAAAAGAGTTTTCTGCTGCATTCGATATGGTTCCTTTTAATTTTGAAGAGTTTGAAAAATTTGAAGATGATTCAGTTTTTGATGATGCAATTAAACGTGGTTCATATATTCTTGCGTATAGCAAGACAGTAGTTAAAAAAGTTTGTGAAAAAGCTTCTGCTAGAATGCTTGATGGAAAACATGTAATGGTTGTTAATGCATCTCATTGGATGTCTGAAATAGGTGCAAGACTTTCACCGGACTGTGATTTTGCAATGATATGGTACTATGATCATGACGATAGAGATATTAAAGTTAGTCTAAGAGCGTTTCATGATACAATAGATGTGTCAGAAGTTTCAAAAAAGTTCGGTGGCGGCGGTCATAAAAAAGCCGCAGGATTTAGGTTACCCGGTGATTATGTTATTGACAGCATTTTTGACAAAGAAGTTCAAGAAATAGAAGAAAAAAATGAGACCTGAATGGGATGAAATATGGGCAAATTTTGCTGTTCAAATATCAAGAAGAAGCCCTGATTCAAAACACAAAGTGGGTGCAATCATTGTCAATGGAGAAAATACACAAGTTCTTTCTATAGGGTACAATGGTGATCAAAAAGGTGGAAGCAATGAAAGAGACTCGTTGGTAGTTGGCCAGAGTGGTTTTATTCATGCAGAAGATAACGCATTAATCAAGCTAGACTATAACAATCCAAAATATAAAAAAATGTATGTTACTTTATCACCTTGCACAATGTGTGCTAAAAAAATAGTAAATGCAGGAATTGATGAAGTAATTTATTTAGAAAGATATGAACAGTCTAACGGAATAGATATACTTATAGATGCAGGCATTAAAGTCAGAAAGTTTTAAAAATAGGAGAATGTTTTGTATAAAAAGATTATAGAGACATTATCACTAAAAGGTGGTAAACTAAAAGGAAAGACAATGGACATGCTGTCTTCTGGTCTTTTGATTAGAGACAAGAATACAAAACATGAGTATACTATTGAAGAAATTAATTTTGACGGAGAAAAACCTGTTGTCAAGTGCTATAGATACTATGGCCCTAGCGGTGAAAAAAAAGTATATATGGAATTGACAGAAGAAGACTTTGGCAAATATGAGGCAGTATAATGAAACTTGATGATCTTTTTACAGAAGAAGCTAAAAAAGCTATTAAAGAAACACTAGGCGTAAGTGATAAAAAATCTTTAAATGAATCTTTTGCAGCGCAGCCAAAACAATTTAGTCTTAAGACAGACTTTCTTTCTCCATCGAATGTTCAAAATCATATTGAACTTTACGACAACTATGTTCAAGATTTTAACAAAGTAAGCGCTCAGCTAGACAGTGTAGATAAGTCAGAAGTTAACTCAAACCACTCAGCATTTAGATCTTTAAAAATTGATGAGACTTACAATATGAATGCTGCTTATCTTCATGAATTATACTTTGCAAACATAGGCGATGCAAATTCTAGAATATCCATGGATTCTTTGTCTTATATGCGACTAAACAGAGACTTTGGAACTTTTGATGATTGGCAACGCGATTTTATTGCTTGCGGAATGTCCTCAAGATGTGGGTGGGCAGTTACTTACCTAAACATCTATACGCAATCTTATATGAACTGCGTGATCGATCTTCATTCTCAAAATGTACCTGCAGGCATGTACCCAGTTATCGTTATGGATCTGTGGCAACATGCATATTATAGAGACTATCTTAAAGATGCAAGTTCTTACATGAATGCTATGATGAAACAACTTAGATGGACAGTTGTTGAATCAAGGTTTGAAAAAGCAGACAAAGTTTTAAATATTATTAGAGGTGTCTAAAATGAAAAGATCAGAATTAAAACAGCTTTTTTCAGAAAGCTTTAAAAGAAGAATACTTGAACAAGAGGCTCCGAAGACTGCTGGAGCAGACACGCCTGAAGACCCGGTTAGTTTTAGAAAACCTAAGTTAAAAAGCAAACCTGCAAAAGATTCTGTCGATGACCAAATTGATGCGTTGCTTTTAAGATATGAAACTTCTTCAATAAGATCAGAGCCTTCACTAAATGAGTCTTTGAGTAGTCTTAATCTAAGATTTTTACTTGAACAAGAAGATGAAGCAGCACCACCAGACGACCCAGTTGAAGATGAAGCTATTGAAGCCGAAGTTGAAGCAGAAGATGAAGTTGCAGACGAACCAGCAGAACCGTCTGGTAGCGAAAACATGTCTGTGACAGAACCTGCAGATGATCAAGAAGTACCTGACTTGGATATCGATAAGTTTGCAAATAGAGTTGTTAGACTTCTAAGTAACTACAAGAGTTTGTTAAACGTAGAAGAAGCTGTCCTCAATAGAGCAAAAACATTCCTTGATGAAAATTACGGCGACGCTTTTGTCCAAGCATTTAGCGATACTCTAGTTCAGACATACGGAATTGAACCTGTTGAGTTTAGTAATGTTCCTGATGTAAAAGAAGACGACTATGCAGTTGGAGCTTTTGCAGGAGGCACTGGAAGTCTTCCGTCCGGAGGAGGTTGATTGTCTTCTAGAACAGAAAGATTTAATAAAAAATCTGTGCATTTTAATATATCTAAAGACGCACATGCCGCTTTTAGAATTGCTTGTTTCGAAAGAAGCCTTTCAATGCAAGAAGTATTTGAAGAGTTTGTTCAGCAAATCCTATCAGAAAGCCCACACATGCTTAGACTCTTAGATCAGGTTGCAGAAAATAAAAAGAATAAAACAGAAAAAAAGTTTTCAAAAGCAGATGTCAAATCAATCTTTGACATGCTTGAACAAGAAGATCCATTAAAATAAGGAGATTGTAATGTCTGAAAATACAAATATTGTAGAAGAAGCAAAAGATGTAGTCGAAGAAGGTGCTTTTAATAAACTTAAAAGTTCTCTTTACTCTGACAGCGAGAAGAAAGGTGCGCTGGATGCATTTCAAGAAAAGCTTGTTTCTAGAAAATTACTTGTTTTCTTGACCGCAACAGGACTATTAATTGGTGCTGGTTTGGATCCTGATACATGGGGTATGATTGCAATGTTTTACATTGGAGGGCAGTCTGCAATTGATGCAGTTCAGGTGTGGCGTCACGGAAAATAAATGAAATACTTAATTAAAATCAAAGAATTAGCAATTGAGTATTGGGAAATTTTTGTTGCATTTTTATTTTTACTAATAGGCGTAGTGTGGGGAACTTCTGGAAGTAGAGAAAAAGTTCTTAAAGATGATGCTCGTGCAAAAGAAAAAGCAAGAATAAAACAGCAAAAAGAAACTGTTAATGCAGTTGCAAAAAACCAAGAAGCAGTAAACAACGCAGAAAAAGATAGAAGCAAATCAGAAAAATTAGCTGATGAAAAAATGATTAAAAGAAAAAAAGAATTATTAAAAGATCCTGATAAGCTTGATAATATTCTTAAGGAAGAGTACGACTTAGAAGGAGAGTAAAACATGAAATTCTTTTTACTTATATCAGGATTGGCACTAGCCAATCCTGATTTTGTTAACATAGAAGAAGGTGAGCAAGCTCCGTTTTCAGGTAAAATATTGACAAACGAAGCACTCGCAGAAATAATTTCTCAGCACGAAAGAGATATTGTACAATGCGAAATTGATGCAGAATTTGATTTTAAAAAATTTAAAGCAAATCAACAACTCAGTTATGATCTTTTAAATATAAGATACGAATCTGAAGTTGAAATGTATCAAATAATGATAAAGTCACGTGATCTTCAAATCAAAAAAGATAAAAAAAGAGACGTGTGGCAAAGATGGGCGACATACGGCGCATTTATGTTAGGCGTTGGTACAACAGTTGCTGTTACATATTCTGTAAATCAAGCAGCAAATTAATAAAAATCTATATTTAGAAGATACTTAATAAAGAAAAACGGAGATCTCTATGAAAGTAAAAGTTAAAAAGTCTGTACTGTTCAATTTGTTAAAGTCAAAGCTAACAGAAAACAGAACGTACGGTGACAATCCAGGTGGAAATTTTGTGCACCCATTTGACATCAATGACGGCCCAGTTGTCCCTGATGCACAAATGGCAACACAGTTGTCTACTACAGCACCTCCTGTAGAAGATCCCGAGTATGTACCTGCAACAATGAGAGAATTAAGAGCAGCAGCTGAAAGAATTTCACAAGAAGTACCTTCTTCTCAGATTGAACATTTTTACAGGTTGCTTCATAAAAGCTTGGATATGTCTCTGGATAAAGCTGAAGATACAATGATTGCTGAGGCATATACACCTGGCGGATTTTTTGATGATGACGGCGACGATAGATACAGAGATACATCATACGATGGGATGGATCAAACAGACGATAAGTTTGATTCAGAGTTGGGCGGATATGGAGGCATGGAAGATGTGATGTCTGATCCTCTTTTTGTAGAAATATCTGAAAAGCTTAAAGAAGATCCTTATTACGACTTAACATTAGACGTGCAAAGGCTTGCTGATAGATACGGTGTCTCTTATGATCAGATTGAATCAGCACTTCAGGGCAGCTATGAAATAGAATCAAGCACTTCTGGCAAGCTTGCAACAGCGCCAACAGCTTCTGCAAGCACTAGAAAAAATCTCGACACAGATGTTATTGACTTAGAAGATGATGATGAGCTTCCAGAACTAACAGATGATGAAGCAGATAAAATGCTAGGAGACATTGCAAGTGGAGGTAAAGACTTAGACAGAGATGACGCTGACAGCACTAGATCAAAAGTCCTAAGTCAAAACTACTGGAGTGACCTAATTTCAAAAGTAGAATCTGGTGAGATGTTTGGTCTTCAAGCTGTTTCGCAAAGTGTAATTGATTCAATGGATGTTGTCTCTAGAATAATAGGAACACAGCACGCAGCAAAATTTGGATATGGTGGTGCAGGTACTGAAGAGTCTACATCATCAGAAGGTGAGGCAAGTTCGTGGAAAGGTATACTAAATAATGAAATTAACACAAATGATGAAGTAACTTATAAACTTCCTGCAAAAAAGAAAACAGAAGAATTCTGGAAACCTAGGGTTATTAAGTTTATTAATAAGTACGGATCGGGTAGTGCTGGGTCATTATCAGAAGTCTCTGATAAGTTTGCAGAATTAGTTAACGCAGGTTATACACAGTATGAACAAAGCGGCTTAACTATTGTTAAATTTTTAGACCAAGTATCCAATAGAGTTGTGCAGTCAATTCTTTACGACCCAAAGTACGGTGCACTCACAAGAAACGTAGCTGCTTCAGATTCAGAAGCACTTTCTAAGATTATAGATACAGGGTTTTCAGCGCAAATTAAAAAAGAACCTTTTAGCATACCAAACAAAACAGTCTTTTCTCAGCGCAGATTAGATCCTAATGAAAAAATTGAACATGCAGGGCAAGAAAAAACACTTAGACAGGCCATAGTTGATGCAGTCGTTGCTTACGCAATTGTAAAATCTGATGAGTTTAGACTGGAAAAAAGAGAGCTATCTTCAGACTTAGAAAACGAAGCGAGAGACTCAGCCATACAACAAATAATTGCAGGTCTTTCAGGGAATGATTCTTTTAGTTTTACACAGGGTACAGGAAAAGCAAAATCAACTTTTATAATTGATAAGAAAAATATAGTAGAAGATGTAAGTGCATACGTTGATCAAAAGTTTGAAGAAGCAAACGTAGAAAAAGAACAAGGCGAAATCATGTCAGATGAAGATTTTGCAGATCTTCAAGCAAGACTAGAAGATCCAAACATTCCTGAAGAAGAAAAGAAGTTAGCATTCACAGACGAAATAGCTTCAAGAATTATGCAGAATGATGATGGTTCTTCTTCATCTTTTAGAGACTATGACTACAGAGTGCTTAGTAGAAAGCAAAAACTTGCTTTCGATGCACTAAAAGATGACGATGCAAGTTCAGAAGATATAAACTATGTCAATGTTTATAATGACATAATGTCAGAACTGGCACCAACAGCTGAAAAACAAATAAAGGAAATCGAAAGTACTGGACTAACAAAAGAAGAACTAGGAAGTTTAAAAAAGTACACGCCCTACTATAGTGAACAGCAAGTTAAAGACTTAGCATCAGACGTAATTAGAGCAGCTGCTAGCGAAGAAGTAGGTATTTCTGCAGTTACGAGAATAGTTTATGGAATGCCAGAAAAAGTTGACTTTGAAGGTCAGAGTGATGAAGTTGAAAGACCTGCTACAAGAGGCGGCGAAACACTACTTCAGAATATTGCATCTGAAGACTTGGACTTTTTAGTCGACTCAGGTGCTGCTGGACCTAGTATTGTTAGAAATATCGTAGGTAGTATTATGGGCAAAACTCTTCGCGGCGGCGGCCTTCAAAAAATTCCTGACTTAGATTTTAACAGTATCAATAAGGCAATTGCAACAAAGGTTGTGAGAAGTGCTGTTCAAGTAGAAAAAGAAATGATTAAAATGATGAGTTCTGAATTTTCTGGCATTGATCTAAGAGAAGCGCAAGACGCAGCATACGTAACAGCAACAGAATTAGGTATCAAAGAAACAAAAGCAAAATTTTTAGAAAAGAACATGAAAGATTTCCAGATAAAAACAATCTATCCTTTTGTTGGAAGAGTTAAAAGAATGCCTGACTTTGGAAAAATGAATCCAGCAGCTAAAAACTTTGTGTGCTGGTTTACAGCAATTGCTGATAAAAATAGCGGCGGCGCTTCAACAATGGAAGAAAGAAAAGCAACAGCAAAACAAATTTTTGATAAACTACTTGAAGCAGGCGACCAAATGATCAACGGTAAGAAAGCAGATGTTAAAGAAATGACAGACAAGGTTGATACCGGCATAAACTCAGCTATTCAAACAGAAATAGAGTCAATTAAGGACTATTCTGATAAAGAAGTTAAAAAACTAGTTAAAAATAAAAAACAGATGAGAGATGTAGTTATACAAGCAATTGGCATGCACATTCAAGACACAAGCTTGTAGAGGAAAAAATGAAAAACCTATATAGCCAGATACAAAAAAAGTCAAAAATACTAAATGAAGATTTTGGCTTTTCATCTGGCATGCAAAATTTATTTACTGATAAATTTCAAGGAATTAGAAATATTCCTGAATTACCTGTTGAAGCTAGTAAATCTGAATGGGAAGAAGTTTCTGACTTCTATAAAACCGCTTTATCTAAAAGGTTTTCTTTTGAAAAACATAAACATTTAAGATACTTTGTTTTAGAAACACTTAAAGAGTCAGATATTATGATGCATCATCCGCTTTTAGAGGTAGGTAGTGATTATGTCAAAGTAGAACTCTACACTCATAATATTAATGAAATATCTGAAATGGATCTTAAGCTAGCAAAATTTATTGATGAAGTATACGAAGATATTAAATTCATTCAGGAGTTTTAGTTGTCATTTTTTGTCAGTGATGAACTAAAAGGAAGAGTAACAGAAGAAAACTTACTTGATGAAAGCGAAAAAAATAAAAAGTTAAAAAGTGAAATAGTTTATGTCAATGCTAAATTTCAAGATTTTTCTCATAACTTTAAATTTGTAAGCTTTAAAAAAGAAAATTTTGTAGAATCACTCGTAATAGAAATTCACGAATCTTACGGGTACCTTTCAACACTTTTAAATTCAGTTGTTAACTTTAGTATAAACGCACCTGATGGAATACTAAATTCATTGGATGTGAAAAACGATAACTACGAGCTTATTAGACAAAATGAAAGAAGTTGCTATTTATTAAAGATAGTTATAGTTGAGTAATTGAGGTATTTAAAATGATCAAAATTAAAAACGAAAATGAACTGCTAAGCTTGCTTAAGATTATTTCTAGTGAAGCTGTCGGAGTATCAAAAAGAATAAATGAAAATGCTGATCCTACAACAAGGGACTATTTAAGTCAATACAGCAGTGATGAAAAACTATTTGGAAATCTTTCTGAACAAGAAGACGAAGAAGAAGTTGAGGCAGAAGAAGTTGATGCTGAAGAAGTTGATGCTGAAGAAGTTGATGCTGAAGAAGATTTTGTTGACGCCGGCGTTTCATTTGACTCCATTACACGGGCAATAAACACTTTAAGGTCTGGTAAGTCACTCAAAGACTCTGGTATTAAAAAGCAAGCAGCAGATTACTATGATAAGCTTTCTGATGCTGAAAGAAAAGCTCTTTTTGTTTTTCTAGAAGCATTTTCTGACATTATATCTGGTCAGGTTCAAGGTAAGGAAGCACAAGATCCTAGCGAGCCTCCTGTTTCAATAAGTTTTCAAGGACAAGAAGCTCCAGATGAAGAACCATCTGAAGAGCCTGTAGAAGAACCTGCAGAAGATTCTCCTGAAACGCAAGCCAAAGAACCAAGTGAAGAAGAACAGGAAGACACAACCCCTCCAATAAGAGTAAACGAGTCACAAGATCTAACATTGCTAAGAAGAAAAGTTAGAAGAATGATGCTAAGAGGTTAAGAATGATACTCTCTGAAGAAGGCATTAGAAAAATAATTAGAGAAGCTTTTAAGATAAGAAAACCTGAAGGACCTGAGTTTAGATCTAGTGACGATAGATATCGTTGCAAATTAGAAAGTTTAAAAAAGTCAACTAACAATTCAGTGGTCGGAAAAATAATATTCTTTTTAAATAGAGCACTTTATTTTAATCCAACTGGGCTGTCAAAAAAATCTTTTCTTGAAAAGCTTGATAGATTTTTATCAACAGGAATGACAATGACACCTGATGAAAATCTCCAGTACAATACAGCAATTAGAAAATTTATGGGAAATTCCAGTGATAAAGAAGCAATAATAAGCAAGATAGAAAACACTCTCGATATAATGTTTTTTCCTTCAGCTGCGCCTGTTTGTAAAATAGTAGATGCTTATTTTGAAAACTTAGGCGGGTATGAAGATAAAAATACAGATAGACAACTTCCTGGCGCTTTTGATTTGGCAAGTTTTTTTAAAGTAATAGAAATATCATCAGAAAAAATGCTTAACCAGCTAAGAATAAGCCAGAATGCAAGCTATCAAATTCTTTTTCCTAAAACATATCATCTAATTGCTAAAGGCGCAGAAAAAGAAGAAATAAATGAAGAATTCATAAAAGAAAAAGAATATTTTAAAAACAATGTTATTCGTCAAAGAAGTCAAAACGTTAATGAGCTTTATCGAGAAATAAAAAAAATTCACTTAGGCGTAGGTCAAAGAAAAAATAAAAAATACTATCTTGATGAAATAGAAAGATATTTTCAAAAATTAGAAAACGACGGGTACTCTAAGAATGTTCCTGTTACAAATGCAATAAAAGATAAAATTATTGACTTGATTAATTCTGAACCTCTGAGTATTTAAAAATATAAATTAGTTTAACATCAAACCCACTATAAGATATTATTATTTGTCTAACGGAGAAGTAAATGACAAGTAAGTGGTTTCCAGAAATTATGTATGAGGAAAGTGAAGACGGCGGAAGTTCCAAAATTCCTTTTGTGATGGTTCCAAAAGAAGAAAAAATGCCTTCGCTTATGTATATGTTTGAAAGCAGAGAGACAGGCGAGCATGAGCCTGGTCTTGATGGTGAACCTGTCCCAATTCTTGAAATGGATCTGCATCAGTACGCAGATATGAAAGTATTAAAAGAAAGTTTAAGTCCAGAGTTGTATGACGAAGTAAGAGTCTCGTTAGGCTTGCAGCCGCTTCAAGAAGCTAGTGCTGCAGGAAGGCTACTTACTTCAAATGTTAGAAAAAATATTGAAGAAAAAACCTCAAATCAAGTATAGTTAATATACAATCTTAGGAGGATAGTATGAAAATCAACTTAGACAGACTTTGTAAACTTGCAGGTGTTGAGAGTGGCACAAAGACTTTAAATGAGGCTTCAAACAGAAGCTATCATGAAGAAACACCGCTTAGTGATGAAAGCGAGCACAGATACGGAAAAGGACAACTTTCTGAGGAACTTGAAGAAGGCGGTCATTACATGGAAGCTGACGGTGACGCAGATGATGAAAGAGGCATGGATGCAGAAAATGAAGGAATGCATCACATGGAAGGCGAAGACATGGAAGAAGACATGGATGAATTAATTGAAGTTGATGAAGCAATGCTTGTCCAGGAAATTAGAAGAGCAAGAAAAATGCTTTCAGAGTCAAGAAAAGCAAAAAAAGTTTCGCCTGCCACACTTGCAGAGCAAAAGCTTAAGAGAATTGTTGCAGAAGAAGTTGAAAACGTTATGAAGGACCTAAATCTAACGTCAGGTTGGGTATATGGCGACCGAAAGCCTACAAATAGCAGAAAAGGCGTTGTAAATACTGCATTTCCAGGAATAGGTTTTAGAAACTCTAAATGAAATTACATGAATCTGCAATAAAAGAACTTGTAAGAATTTTTCAAATTCACGGAGGCCATCGTGAAGAGTGGCGCCTTGCTTCTGAACTATCAAAGATAGATTTTTCTGCATACCTTCAACAAATATCAGGTAAGGATGTTTTAGTTCTTTCAAGAGATATTAAAAAAGCTTTACAAAAATAATTCCTTCTAAAATTAAAAATTTGCTCGTTTTGTATTATTATAGACACTGAGGTGATTCTATGAAATACAAAGTCGGGCAAATTTTTTATTTGGTTGGTAATGAGACTGCAAGAGTAATCCCCTTTAGAGTTGTTGAAGAGATTACTAGAACAACACTTGAGGGGATTGAAAAATCTTTTATTGCAGAAATGCCAGATGAAGAAAAAACAAAAGTAGATGTATCAAAACTAAAAGGTGCAACATTCGAAAACATTAAACAAGTAAGGGTACATATGATAAGCAATGCAAAAAATGCTATCGATAAGATGCTTTCATCTGCAATGAAAATATCTGAACATGTATACGGTGTAATCGAAGACACAGTTGGTACAGAGCTTAATCATGAAAAAGATGAAGCACTCGTCTCTAAGACAAGTCCTTACACTAAAGACATTAAAGAAGAAGATAGTGTGCAAACTCCTTTAAATGATGATATAGTAAAGGTGGACATAGGCAATGGTGTCATGGCCAATATGAAAGTATCTGATTTAGATAAGATGAGAGTTTAATGAAAGTTTTGTTTCTTGATGCGTATAATTTAATCTATAGAGCACGTTCTGGTTTCACAAAAGGAGTCAATCCAGTTGTTTATAACTTTTTTAGAGGTGTAAGGCCGCTTGTTGAAAAGTTTAATCCTGATAAAGTATATTTTGTTTTAGAAGGTGTTCCAGAGTTTAGAAACAAACTTACTGAAGGTGGGTATAAAGGGAACAGGGTAAAGCAAGATAGAAGTTTTCATGAGCAAAAAGCTACAATTATTTCGCTGATAAAGAATTGCTTTCCCTTTGAAACAGTCAGGCACCCTAAGCTTGAATGTGATGATGCAATTGCAACTTTGGCTGCAATTCATGCAAGACAAAACGACGATGTCACAATTATATCTTCTGACTCTGATTTTATTCAAATGCTTAATGCATTTGAAAATATTAAAATATACAACCCAGTTAGAAAATCATTTATTGAAAAACCTGACTATGATTATGTTATGTGGAAAGCACTTCGAGGTGATGCAACTGACAACATTAAAGGAATAAAAGGAGTTGGCGATAAAACCGCGACAAAACTAGTTAAGAATGAAAAGCTTCTTAAAGAGTTTCTTTCTGATAGTGAAAAAATGAATATATTTCAGAGAAATGTCAACCTCATAAGGTTGGTAGACTTTTCTGAACGCATGAACGAAATGGAGTCTCACGTAGGATCAGAAGATTTTACAACACTCAAGTCAGCGTTTGAAAAAATGGAATTTACTTCCATGATAAAAGATTCTACTTGGAAAAAATACTGCAATACATTCAAGGAGTTATAATGTATCTTAGCGAAAACACTCAAAAAAACTTAAGATCTGCAGGCGTCATTTCTGAAAATGAAGTTGTTTTGCAGGAAGGTGATATCTACGTAGCAGTTAACGTTATTAGTAATCATCGTAGAATTATCAGTATAGATAAGACACTTTTAGAAAACAAAAGTAATTCTAAGCTATTAAAAGGATAGAAATGGCTGAAATTAAAAGAGAAATTATTACAGGCGAAGAACTTTCTTCTGCAATAAAGCGAGGGGTTGACAGACTATCAGACACAGTAAAATCAACAATGGGTCCAAAGGGACGCTTAGTTTTAATTCAGCGTCCAGGCCTTCACCCGATAGTTACAAAAGACGGCGTGACAGTTGCAAATGCAATTAATCTTATAGATGAAGTCGAAAACTTAGGTGCAAGAGTCATTAAGGAATCAGCTTCTAGGACAGCAGAAGAAGCAGGTGATGGAACTACTACTGCAACAGTTCTTGCACAGTCAATTTATGGTCATGGTCATAGAATGAAAGCAGCTGGATTTGATATAGAAAGCATTAAGGAGGGAATGTCGCTAGGGCTAGCCATTGCATTAAGAGAGCTTTCAAAGCAAAAAAGAAACGTAGAAAGCGATGAAGATCTAATGAAGGTTGCGACTATTTCTTCAAACGGAGAGGAAGAAGTAGCAAACTTAATAGTTTCTGCAATAAAAGCTTCTGGTGTCGATGGAGAAGTAATAGTAGAAGAAGCAAAAGGATTTAAATCTTCTTTGACTGTTGTAGACGGATATCAAGTTGAAAGAGGTTTTCTTTCTCCTTACTTTATAACTGACAAAGATAAATCAATCTGTGAGTTTAAAGATCCTGTCATTTTAATGGCAGATAGTTCTTACACTTCTATTCACAGTCTAATGAAGCCTCTTGAAGTAGCACTTGACATGAACAAACCTATTTTGATAATAGCGAATGATGTTGACGGTGACGCTTTGCAAGGACTTGTTTTAAATAAGGTTAAAGGCTCTTTGCGAGTTTCAGCAATTAAGTCTCCAGGTTTTGGTGCAACAAGACATGAGCTTCTTGGTGACATGCAAACTATTCTAGGCGGAAAGGTTCTTAATGCTTCTTTTGACATGAATGATTTTGATAACAGCATGTTTGGCTCTTGTAAAAGAGTAATTGTTCAAAAGGCCTCTACGCTTTTTATTGTTGACGAAGATGATCGTTCAAATCAAAGTCTAGCAAGAATAGCTTCTATAAAAGAAGCACTGCTAGAACCGGGTCTTTCAAGTAACGAAAGAGAGCTCTATCAATATAGGCTTAGGCAGCTGTCAGGTGCAATTTCTGTATTAAGAGTAGGAGCGTCTACAGAAGCAGAGCTTATAGAAAGGTATGATAGGGTTGATGATGCTCTAAATGCAACAAAAGCAGCTATTCAAGAAGGAATTCTACCAGGTGGTGGTGTGGCCCTTGCAAGAGTAAGTAAAGATATTGCATCTGCACAACAAGAGATTAAAGACGATGGTGTTAGAGCAGGAATGTCTATTCTAATACACGCATGTTTGCAGCCCTTTAGACAAATAATTTTAAATGGCGGAAAAGATCCTGCTTCATATCTAGATAAAATTGAGTCTTCTGACGTTGATGTAGGGTTTGATTTTAGAAATGATAAGTTTGGAAATATGTTTGAACTAGGAATTGTTGACCCGTTTAAAGTGACGAGGTGTGCACTAGAAAATTCTGTTTCTGCAGCAGCAGCGCTCTTGTCAGTAGGTTCAGCAATGATTGAAGAAAGTACTACTTCTTCTTGAAAATTTAAACTTACAAGGATATGTATAAGAGAGGCGCAAATGTCAAAGTTAGATGATATAAAAATAATGCTCGAATCTCTTTACAAGCTTGAAAAGAAAGTGTCTTCATCAACACTTACTTTAAGACTTGAAAATGAAACACATGTTCCTGATCTAATGACAAGAATAAGAATTCTTCCAACAGTTGCAGTCGTAGCTCAGGCTGACAGAGTTGCAAGATTTGCTGACGGTGACGCAATGCTTACAATCTCAATAAAGTTTCTACCAAAAACTTCCGAAATATATTCTTCTGTAAAAAAGCTTTCTGGAATGATAAAAAATCTACCAGGCGTAAAGTCAATAACAGTTGAAAAGTACAACAAGAAAAGAGTTACACTTCGTGGAAATAAAATTATATTTTAGAGTGTAAATGTACTTTTTTATGTTTATAATAATAACATAATAAGGGAGGTTTAAGTGAGAATCTTAAACAAGGATGAGCTACAGAGAGTGGACCAAAAAGAAATCAAGCAGATTTTTCTTACTTTGCGTAGGAAAATTAAAGATATCGAGTTTGGAAACGACAATTCTAAAAAAGAAAAAGAAAAACTAACAAGTCTTCAGACTTATTACTGCTATGTTTATCGTGAGCTTGAACATAGACGGATTTTAAAAGTGCAATAAGTTATTTTGCATTTTAAAATAAGCTTACAAACATTAAACATTAAAAATTAAAAATTAAAGGAGTATTATGAAGTCTTCACTAGACTTGTATTTTAAATCTGCAGGTGGTCACAAGATTCTAACACGCGAGCAAGAAGTTGAACTTGCTAAAAGAATCGAAGCGGGCGATGCAAAAGCAAAAAATATTATGATTGAATCCAATCTTAAGCTTGCTATTTCTATTGCTAAAAAATATGCAAGGTACGGAGGTAGCCTCGAAGATCTAATTCAAGAATCAAATATTGGTCTTATTAAGGCAGTTGAGAAATTTGACTGGCGAAAAGGATTTAAGTTTAGCACTTACGCTTCTTGGTGGATTAAGCAAGCTGTAACCCGGAGCTTAACAAACAATAGCTCCCAGGTAAAAATTCCTTCCCATACACTTTCAAATGCAAGAAAAGTTTGGAAAGTTCAAAAAGAATATCGTGAAAACTTTGGGTGTGAGCCTACAGAAACTGAGATTGGTGAAATTTTAGGATTGTCACAAAAGCATGTTCGACAAGCACTAAAAGGAATTAAGGCAAAATATGCAAAGTCTATTGACGAACGTATTGGTGAAGAAGGAAACAAAACGTTTGGCGATACTTTACCAGACGAAAATGCAAAATCGCTAGACACAATTCTTGACAATGAAAAAATAAGAAAAGTTATCATAAATTCACTTTCGTCACTTACAAAAAGAGAAGAACTGGTATTACGTCTTAGATTTGGAATTTCTGAGACTAATGAAGAAGATAGCAACATTTATGAGATTAAGGAGTAAGTTATGCCCATGCCTAAAGGCTTTAAGTCTAAGAACGGTTATTCAACAAAGAAAACGCTAGGTGGAAAATCATATCATGAAATATCAGATTTGATGACAGAGCAAGGTTTTAAGATGAATCACTCAACAGCTAGAAATGTTTTTGTCAACTCTCTTGAAAAAATTGCAAGAGACATTGTAAGTCTATACGATGTCGACACAGATGAAAATTCAATTAATAGAATTTCAAAAGATCCAAGATTTCAAGATGCAATTGTAAGCTTTATGAGAGAAATAGAGCATGAAAAAAAGTGACTTATTAATACAACTGTATGGGATCCATCAGTCTACTGCGTTACTAGAATCTTTGAATTGGGATCAAAAAGCTTTTGATGAAATAAGTATTTATGTTGCTAGCAGGCTCACTAAAACTTCAATAGGTAATTCTACCTTTGATGTATCATTAATATCAAAAATAGTTGTCGAAGTTAAAGAAAAATGGGGAGCACCTGCTAGTAAAATTATAGAGCAAATGTTTAATACTGAAGCTCTCAAACTTAATTTGTTAAATTCAAGGAGTGACGATGTCAATTAAGCTAAAATATTTACTTCAGAGAAACAAGCTATCTTTTAAAGATTTTTGTAAAAGAGAAGAGATTAATTCTTTTAAAGATATAATTTCTTACTGTGCACATAGAGGTTTTGAACCATACACAGAAGAAGAGTTTAATAGCATATTTATTGTAGAAAAAGATTTAAAAATCGAAGAGCCTGCAGTATTGTTAAAAAGTGAGCCTAAGAAAAAGCCAGCTACTAGAAAAAGAACTACTAGAAAAAGAGAATCAAAGTCTAGTACAGCACGAAAAGTCTCAAAAGTACGGAATACTGATAAGTAAATCTTGTAATCATAAAGATTTTTTTATAGTTCTGTGTGAAGGATCTTTGGAAGAATGGTATATAAGTAATATTAATGGATACAAAAAGTCTATATGATTCAGGCATTCCAGGTGTTATTGTTTTAACTAACAATATCGTATACGATGAAATTGGAGAAGAAATTATTTTAAAAATAGGTAGACTTCAAATTTCATTAGAGTTAGAAGAATTTGCTTCTGTTTTTTTAGAAATGGAAGAGGCTTCAAGCTTGGTTCACAAAATGTTACTTTCAAGAGTCCAAAATATTCAAAACAGTGAGGAGATAAACTAATGGCCATTAATCATACAAAAGCAGGACCCAACTTAGTTCCTGCATACCAGCTTAGCGCGATACCTTACGTAACAGGATCTACTGGTGCTGATGAGACTATATCTGCTAAGCAGTTTAAATTTCCAAATGTCACAAGATTTATTACTCTTTCAAATTCAGGGAACGCAGCCGGAGAATATTTAAAAGTTGCATTTACATCTGAAGGCTTATCTCACGCAACTTTAAAGAACTTTTTTCTTTGCCCTGTCAATGATTCAGTTACACTTGACGTTCGATGCAAAGAAATTTTTATAACAACATCAGCTGCTATGCAGTGGTCAGTATGTGCAGGTTTAACGCCTATCGAAGCGTCAGAATTTCCTTCGCTCACAGGAAGCGCCGGCTTTTCAGGTGTCGGCGGCCTCCCAACTTAATATCAAGATAAGTGACAACAACACTTTATGAGATATAAATTTTTATTTTTTATGTTATAGTTCTCTTAGGACTATTAAATGAACATAAAAAACAAGGCATTACACCCAGAAGCACTAAGAATAGTCCAGGAATGGAAGCACTTAGGGCATAAAGTTTATATGACGTCAGGTGGATTTGATCCGTTACATATAGGACACCTTAGATGTCTGCAACATACTGCAAAACTAGCAGAAAAGAATAACGGCAAAGTTGTTGTACTAGTTAACGGAGATCAGTTTCTAGTTAAAAAGAAGGGAAAGCCGTTTATGCCAATAGCAGAGCGCCTTGAGATTATAGCGGGCATTAGAGGTGTTGATTTCGCAACTGAGTGGACAGATGATAGCCAAACTGTTGATAAAGCAATTATGTTATTAAAGCCTGACTTTTTTACAAAAGGCGGGGACAGAAATAATCCTTCGTCAATACCAGAATGGGATACATGCCAGAAGGTTGATTGCGAAGTCATACTAGGCGTTGGCGGCGAAAAAATTCAAAGCTCTTCCCGGCTAATCAAAGATTCTAGTGACTTATGAAAAATAATAAAATTGTCTTATTTGACATGGACGGAACACTAACTCTACCAAGAGAAAAAATACAACACGATATGATTAGAGCACTTAGGGATCTTTCTTCATCTGCAAAAATTGGTATTGTGACTGGTTCTGATTTTGAATATGTTATGCAGCAATGCAAAGATATGTTTGATTTGAGCGGAATTCCAGTAGACAGGGTAGAGATTTTTCCTTGTAACGGAACAAAACATTACACTTGGAAAAATAACAAATTTGAAAAAGTCTTTGACCAAGACATGATTAAAGAAATAGGCAAAGAAAACTACCAGCTTCTACTCCAAACAATTTTATCATTCCAGCTTTTAATAACATTAAAATATAATCTTCCCTACACGGGAACTTTTTTTCACTACCGCGGATCTATGTTAAACTGGTGCCCAATTGGGAGAGCTGCAGATGCAGCAGCCCGAAATGCTTGGGTTGAATGTGACAAGGAAAAAAAGATAAGAGTTCACTACGTTAAAGAACTTAAGAACGCGTTAGATAAAAAAGATATTAATCTTTGCGTTGCATTAGGTGGGTCAACTAGCTTTGATATATACCCAGAAGGATGGGACAAAACTTTTGTAATAAATCATCTTTCTAAGTACAAAGAAATTATTTTTGTAGGTGATGCTGTAGAAGAAGGCCAGAATGATCACACACTTTATCAGCTTTTAAAGGACGGAGAATGCACACAGAGTTACGCAACCACTGATCCTTTGGTTACTACCAAGATAGTTGAAATGTTAATCCTGCCCGACATCAGGAACACCTAATGAATACTTTTATACTATCGATGGACACAAAAGAAGCAGCAAAATTTCATTGTAACAAGCACGTTGTTAAGATGATTTTAGAAAGCGCTCAGATGTTATGCACTGCACACTGGCTACACTTGTTAAAAGATAACAACCGGACGATGACAGACTTTAGGCGTGTAAAAGATGCGCAGGCGTGGCTTTATAAAAACACAGATCCTGACTTGCAACCGCCTTGGAAGTTGACTCATGCTCGACACCCTTGCACACTTTGGACATCAGAAAATGTGTGTAACTATAATTGGCAGCTTAGATTATGTGAAGAGTTGCTTAAAGAATATCAAAAACGCTACCATCGAGTTCACAAGACTACAAAAGAAGCAAAATGGCTCAGGAAGAATTTTCCTATAAACATAAGTGATAGCGTACTTACAGACTTTCCTGTTTGTATGAAAGAAGAGTATAAAATATACAAAGATTGTGATAGAATAGATGTTGTAGCTTCGTACAGAAACTATTACATTAAAGATAAAGTAAGGTTTGCTAAATGGGAACCAAGATCAAAAACGCCAAAATGGTTTTTAAAAGGGATAGAAAATGAATAAAGAAGATTTAGATAAAATACTAGAATTAAGAAAAGAATTAATTGATCATTTTGCAAGGCTTAGGGATTATAAGTCAAACAAAAATGCGTTAATGAAAGAATCTGATCATGCAGCAAGAATACATAGAACAATTGTGACAATTGACGAAATTTTAAAAGAGCACGTCAGCTTTTCATGATTGTAGCTTGGAGGCTAGCTAAGGCATGTTTAATTCTAGCATTATCATTGGGGTTTGTCTCGCTATCTGCGGTCATGTTCTCGCTTGGTACACTCATAATCTCCAGTTTGTTTATCCATTTTGGGAAAATCGTCCAATACTTTCTAATATAGTTTTTGGCATTCCTTGTGGTTTTGTTTATTGGTATGCATCAAGATATTTTATGGAAGCAACAGGTGAGCTTTGGACGACCAGATTTATTTCTTTTTCTCTTTCTTACTTGACATTTCCGCTAATGACTTGGTACTACATTAATGAGTCAATGTTTACAACAAAAACACTGATATGCACAATCTTAGCGTTTATGATAATTTTTATACAGTTTGTTTATAGATAACATTATGGGCCTGAAACGGCTTCGACGGAGTAGCGAATAATAAGAGTGCAGGTGGTCACACGAAATAGTAGACCTAAAATGCGGTTTCAAAAACTTAATTGCCAATAACAATTATCACTTCGAATCTGTCCGCTTAGCGGCATAATCGGGAGGCTGATTAGAGCCTTCTATCCAATCTAGTCAACACAACAGAGCAGTTGTAAAAATCAAAATGGTTACCCAATATTGCTACGGTGGTTAGACAGACAGACTTAAATCGTACAATCTGGTGGCGCTTAGAGAGAAATTGCTAAGACAGTCAAATCAATATTGGTGGAGCGCAACAGGTCGGTAAGCGCAGGGAAAACCGGCTATCTTTTCTAATTTGTGATAGTAAATTAGACAAACCTGTAAATGACTTAACTTTGAAACTATTGCGGACGCGGGTTCGACTCCCGCCGGGTCCACCATTTTTATACTTAAAAGAATACTTTTCCTTTATAAGTAATATTTATTGTAAGAGGTAAAATTATGGGTAGGAAAGAAACTTATAACAAAAATCAAGCTAGACGATTTGGATGGAAACCTAACTGGTTTATTCCATGTCACAATGACTTTGATGAAAAACTAACTTTAGCAATTCAAGGTTTTCAAAAAGAAAGAAATCTATCTCCGGATGGCATGTGTGGGCCCAGTACGTATAGAGTAGTTCTTTCTGAGCGAGAAGCTGAACAGAAGATTAATACGTTAGGGTGGGTAACAGATTCATCAGATGTTTTGTGGTGGAATGATAGCCCTATCAAAATTGACTGGCCCTCAGAAAAAGTTCACACATTTAAAGACGCAGGTTTTCCATATCCAATAAGCAAAGGGTTAACAAAGTATAGTAGAAAAAGAGATATAAAATCTTTTGTTACTCACTGGGATGTTTGCTTAAATAGCATGTCTTGTGCAAGGGTGCTTGCAAAAAGAAATGTATCAGTTCAATTTTGCATTGACAACGATGGGACAATTATACAGCTTCATGACATGAATGATGCTTGCTGGCACGCAGGAAATTCTAAAGTTAATCACTCTGCCGTTGGAGTTGAAATAAGCAATGCTTTTTATACAAAATATCAAAGTTGGTACAAGAAAAATGGGTTTGGTGAAAGACCAATTAAAAGCGGAGCGCTGGCGCAAAATAGAAAAGTAGAAGATTTTACTTGGTTTTATCCAGTCCAGATTGAAGCACTTAAGGCTCTTTATAAGGCAATGCATGAAGGTTGCGGTATTCCGCTCGAAGCACCTGATGAAAAATGGACTTATGATAAAAATGCTGCGTCTGGCAAATTTAAAGGATTCATGAATCACTTTCACTGTAGCACTAAAAAAATTGACTGTGCAGGCCTAGATATAGAAGAGATTTTAAAGGAAATAAAATGAAAATTACTAGAAGAGAACTTAGAAGAATTGTTGAGTCAACGTTAAACGAAGACAGAACATCAGTCCACACAGTTAAACAAGGCGAAACTTTGTCTCAAATATACAGTAGCGCTGTTGGTGTAACTTTAACTCAAGATCAAATTAACAAATTAATAAAAATGCAAAATAGCAGAGTGTCGGGAGGAGATACTTCTCTAACCAAGATACTGTCAGCTGACAGTATTAAAGCAGGCGATAAAATACTTTTGCCTGGAGAACAAGCAGCTGCAGCAATAGGCGCAATATAATGAAAATTAAAAGATCAAAACTTAGAAAAATCATTAGAGAATTTGTTGACTCGTATCGTCCGAAAGATACAAGCACTGAAGATATGTCAAGTACTTCTGTATACGATCAACTAACAAACTCAGAGCGCGCTGCTTTTGTTTCTGCAATGGGAATAGCTGAAACTGCCGCCGGTCAAGTTAATGAATCTAATCTATCAGAAGGTACAGTCACACAGTTTCCGACTGATAGAGTGCGGCCTCCCACTGAAAACGAAGATGAAGATCCAGTAGGGCAAGTTTACAAGTTTCAGCCTTACGGCACAGATTTAGAAGGTGACGATACAGAATCAGACCCAACAGATCTCAGCCAGCAAGAGGTCGATGTTTTGTCCTCAATGATGACAAATGTTCCTGAAGACGATATTTCAAGATCACAAGACGATGAATTTGAAGCTTACTTGCGAGGCCTTGAATCAGGAAAACTTGTTGACCTTTTGACGAAGAGTATTAAATGAACAAAAAAGAGTTACGAAAGTTAATTATCGAATTAATCGCAGAAGCTCAGACAAAGACACAGACTGATGTAGATTCTGCAGTTCAAGACATGCTCGACGATCTAGATCTAGATGATGCTTCATTAGCAACTGTTGCACCTGATACACCTGCAGGATCTGAAGATGCACCAGCAGTGCGAGGTTCGGGTGGGAGTTTTGACGACATCTTAGGAGGCATAGATTCTTTTCTAGATGACATTCTTGGCGGCCCGGCTCCTGAAGGGAACTTTGAAGATGAGTTTTCTGCAGCCGCTTCGAGCGCACAGAAAAACAAAGCAAGATTTCAAAGAGCACCTACTGTTGACGATGATCTAGATCCTTATGATGACATCGAAGATTTTGTAGGCACACCTACACCCACGACAAAGAGATTCCAGACCAGCCAGCCTTCTTACGCTGGCGAGCCCGGCTTAAAGCAGAAGTCTTCTGCTGACCCTTCCGGCGCAATTGAAAGAGTAATGATGGATGAATTTGTCACACCCGCGATGGCGGTAGGTCAGACGGTTTTACCTACAGTCTGGAACGAAATTAAACGACTTTCCAAAGAGTCTGGGTTTGAAGACGCTTTTCACATCGCCCTGAACGGAATTAGAACAGACGAAGACATGTTCTTTCAAAACCTGCTCAAGTTAGATTTAGGTGCTAAGAAAGCACCCCCACCGGCAGAATCAAGAGAATCGGTTGAGCGACTTAGAACCGTCTTGTCAAGATACTACAACTTAGTTCTAGACGAGGCAGGCAAGAACAGCGAAAACTTACTTAGAAAACTTCAGTCTATTAGAAGTAGACACACAGACGAAGCTTTTAGAACAGGCTTTATGAAGGCAATTCAAAAGTCAAGAGATCTGGAAGACGAGGCATTCGGTCAGTTCTTGGGTTCCACAGCCGGCAAAAAACTTTCTTTACGCGAGTCCTTGTTGTATATTGTACTAAACGACAATATACTTATGAGAAGATCAAGGAGGGTTTAATGAGTGGAAAAATGATGGACGGTCGTCGTGCTTCTAGAGCAGAAGTCGACGCTGTTATTGAAATTTTAAGAGAAGCGCTGTTTTTTAACTTGTGTGAAAAGTTTGAAGTCTGCGGCTCATACAGAAGAAAGAAAAGCGATATAGGCGACTTAGACATTGTCTTTATACCTTGTAGCATAGGTGAGTTTGAAGAGTGGTTTAATAAACTTCCGTATAAAAAGAAGAAAAGCCCGCGAGGCTACTTTCTCTCTATTAGCGGAATTCAAGTCGATTTCTTCCCTGCTAACGAAGACACTTATGGGGTCCAGGTTCTCAACTTCACAGGTCCTGCAGGATTTAGTATATTTTTGTCTGGCTGGGCCTCAATATACGGCTTAAAATACACAAAGTACGAGATACTTAATAATGAAGGAAAGAATATTGCCGCCGGCAAGACAGAAGAAGAAGTATTTAAGATTCTTAATTTAGACTGGGTCCCACCAGAAAATAGAGAAACATTAATGTGAAAAGGACAAAAATGAAGATTTCAAGAAACATATTAGAGTCAATTATAAAGCAGGTTATAAGAGAGCAGTACGTGCTGCAAGACTATGAAGGTGACCCAATGCGAGAGTTCGCTGAAGGTTACTTGCTAGTCGCTCAAGCGACGTCATCGAGATACTGGGGTCAAAATGTTTCTGTACTGCTGACACAACTAGCAGTTGGCATTATGAAAAGAATGATCGCGCAGGGTAGTTTTTCACCTAAAAAATATCACACCGTCGCAAAGCAAGTCATGAACAGTCCAAAGGTTTTAGGTCAAATATCTCAAGTGACAAACTCGGCACTTTCTCAAGCACCAGCGTTTCAATCAGCTGAAGAAAAATCAAAGCAGATGGCGAAAATTTCTATAGAAAAAATTATCAAAGCAGCATGTGGTTCTGTCGTCGTCGATGAGCTTGTTGGAGTTGTGTTTTATGAAATGAGATCTGTCTTGCCCGAAGACATTACACAAGCTAGCTTCTACTATGGTATGTCTGGTTTAAAAAATTCAGACCTTGTAATCAAATTAACACCAGAAGTGATTAGTGATGCCTTAGCCGGTATGGATATTTTAAAAATCGCACGAAACATATGGGAGCAAGTCATGAAGTTTGTGGGTTTTACACATGCATACGAAAACCCACAATTTGCTGACTTTCGTGATCTTAGACTTTTTGGCTTTACAGAAGATCAGATTGCAGACTACGAAGACTCCTTGCCGTTTTCGTTTGGCTGGGAAATCGTGGCACCCTTTTAGGAGAAGAGATGAAAGTTTCAAAGAGCATATTAGAATCGATCATCAGGCGTACGCTTATGGAGACTCCTCTACCTCGAGGCGATGCCAGCTACGTGGCGATGGACGACTCAGAAGAGTCTCAATATAAAGCTGCGTATGGAATTGTAAAAACTCTTTTTGGCCCAAAGAGGTTTGATGTCCTTCTTTCGAGAGTCGGCGGAAAGGTTTTGCAGTCCATCATGGTGAGATCTATGACTGGCAAAGAATCCGTCTACTTTCCAAAGATGGTTGATAACATGCAAAAAGTAATAACTTCTGGCGGGTTTCACGCCAGAATGATAGGCACTGCAAACGCTCAGATTGACAGTATCGTTGCAGAGAACCCTGGCTTAGCTGCTGGAGCTGAAGTCGCAAAAAGATCCGTCGGATACTTGATTAAAGCAATTTTTTCTATGAACATCGCAGAAGAGAGCTTCTTCGCTTTGTTGTATAGATTTTACCCCCCAACAGATACTGACTTTCCCATCGACATCGCAGATGTCGCTGACGACTACGGGCGTAATGCAATCGATCTTCTTAGATTGTCACCTAGCGAAGGAACTGTCACTTTTGGCACACAAGACTTAGACTTCATTTCGTCAGAAGCAGGGATGAAAGGACTAGCTAGAAAAGTTTTTGATCAAGTCACAAAATTCTATCGTTATCACGACGAGTATGATGATAAGATGTATGAAGCCTATGACCTTTCTTTTGCTGTAGGGTTTGGAGATGATGACTATTTAAACTTTGACACTAATTGGCGTGACCCAGGCCTTGAACTCTGAGAGATAAATGAAAAAGAGACTGCTAACAGAGCATCAGCTACGCAACTTATTAAGAGAAGCTCTTCTTCTCCTAGAAGGTTTTAAGCAAGATAAAGAAGAAATATTGGCACTTGTCAATGACGATTCCTCTCTTGCAGAAAAAGTATCAAAGTTTAAGCCTCCTGCCATTAGATGGCTTATTCAAAGATATGGCGAAAACGCAAAAATCCAAGAAACTCACCCTATTGCTGACGCAATTTTAACGCTAGAAAAATACATCTCAAAAGTCCCTCAGATTAAATCTAGATGGCAGCGCCGAGCTAAAAAAGATTATGGCGGCAAAAGTTGGGGCGAAATACTCGCGTTGTCTTATGAGCAAGTAGAAAAGAATCCTTCTTGGAAGAAGTCTCCATATGATTGGGAGAACGTCAATTCTTGGTCACAGAGCCCGATGGACTGGGGAAGAATGTCTTCCGATGAGATGTCTCAGATCATGACATTATCAGACTTAAAAAAATCGAAGAATACAGTGGCTGAAGAAGATCCAGCGAGCATCTTCGTCAAAAAAGTAGGGCCTTGGAATATTTGGGTTCCTCAGACAAAATCTGACAGTATTAGAATTGCAGGCTTTGATCCTGTCACCATGAAGTCTGACGTGACCTGGTGTACAGCAAGAACGTCAGGCTCTAATTTGTTTTATTCTTACAACGGCATAGACAAATATTTAGTCTACATTATTAAAGATAATCCTAGACCTTATCCCGACCGCGCCGGCGTTTGGGATTACATAAGTATTGGTGTAAAGAACGGTAAGGTACAGACTGCAGCTGGAGGTGCAGGCTCAACAGTAGAAAGAGACAATAACGCTAATACAAGACACGGCAGCTTCTTTGAAGACATGAAAAAAGCCACATCACCCTACTATGATCAAATAATGGCAGTTGTCAACAGATTAGCAAGCCAACAGAAAGACTCACCTTCAGTTGAATATCAACTCAAAAGTTTGACAGATCCTAAATTAATCACACATGTCCTTGGGTCGCTAGGGTTTAGAGAAAAGATTGCTGAAGTTAAAAACCTTATGAGTATGGCCGTGTTTAAAGGTATAGTCATCTCTCCCGAAGTAAAAGCTACAATTATCAAGCTTTTAAAAATCAAGCAGCCCAATGGAAGCTACAACTATGATAAATTTGAAAGTCTGACTCAAGTTATAAATGTATTAACACAGCTTGACTCGAACCACTTTAAATCTGTCGTTAATTTAAAAAATCTTTTTGAAAAAGCTAAACTACCCGGCCAACATGTTTATGCTTATGGTAACAACGGCCTGATGTCGGAGCTCTTAACTAAGACATTGCAGGGGTCAATAATTGATGGCAATTTATCTGTTAATTCGATAATAAGTAAGCTTGCATTACTCCAAGATGTCAATGACCAAATTTCAACCAACTCTACGATTTTTGGACCCGAAGGTAGCCGCTTTTTACTAGACGTAATTAAAAAAGCAAGAACCAGTTTTCAGGGATATGCCAATGTCGTCGAAAGTATAAAGAAAGCCAAGTCAGTTGAAGAAGCACGCGCAGCCTACGAAAAGAGCTCAAGTGTATTGAATAACTTTCGTGCACTTGACGATGCATTTATTGAGCATCTTGATCACGAATTCTTGCCTATAGAGATAATTAATAGAAAAATTACAGATCACAGAATAAGAAGCAAGATAACGAGTCTTCCTGAAGTTATTAAGGCTGCTAATCAGGCCCTGGAGACAAAATCTGGCACATTAGACTTCTTAAGAAATAACAGGCAAATCAGTGATATGTTTGCAACGATGACAAATCCTTCAAGGATATCAATGCGCTTTTCAAAGCAGTTAATTAAATCTTTTGATTTGATGACTTCACAAGAAGTTTTTTACACGACACAGATGATGTCGCGGGGTATTGATGAGATGTATTCTCAAGACTTCAAAGTGTCTATAGACAATCTCAAAGCTAATCAACCTAAAAAGTTTAGAGACGTTGCAGAAAAAGTCTCGACCATGATCTTTCCTTCCAGGATAATCATAGATGCTTTTGAAACAAAGGGTCAGTCTGTAGATGAATTCTTAGATGACCTGCTAGGTGATGACTTATTCCAAATTTAAAATAAATTAAAAAAGAGAGTGTACAACTTTTTTTGCGTGTCTATATCATACTTGCGAAGGCTAATGTGTCGCAAAATACTATCAAACTTGCTTAATATATCAAAAGATGAAGATGACTTTACGGATGATTTGTTCACTGTTTGGATCCTGGCGGTTATTAAGTCCAAGAAGAAAACAATTAAAATCAAGTAATTGTTAAGAATTTTGTTCTCCTCGCTGTATAGTTATAGCGAGGAGTTTTTGCATGAGAATAACAAAAAATGATCTCAGAAAGATTATAGTTGAAAGCATTGATAGCTTGACAAACTTAAAGCATGCAGCAAGTTTCATATACCGATCTAATGAAATTGAAGATTATATTGAAGATATTGAAGATGTAATGTCAGCCTTAGAAGGCGTTATTGAAGGATACCCAGTCAGTTACGTTACAAGAAGTCCTTACATAAAAGCACAAATTGAAGGAATACAGGCGACAACAACATTTGACTCAAGAAAAGGTAAGACTTTAGCAGAAGCACTTGAAGTACACAGAGCGATGGGGTCAGACGTACTAGATTCAGGCGTGCCGGGCATGTTAAGAGATAACGAAGCAAGATCTTCTGGTGGTACGCAGTATATTGAACCTAGCTTTATTGCAGAAGCAATGTCATGGTGGGAAATGACAGACTTTGAAGATCTTTTTGAAAGACATGCAGTGTATGAATTGATTCACCCTTTTTCAGATGGTAACGGAAGAAGTGGCAGAATACTTCTTTTGTCCAGCATGGATTACGATTATTTTTCAATAAATCAACTAATAGATCAAGACTATTTTAATAGACTAGACGTATATAACGAAAAATATAAAAAATACTTCTTAGAAAGAGGCTGGCTTTGAAAATTACAAAACAAAATCTTAAAAAAATCATTAGAGAAGAAGTTCTTTTTTCAGAAGGACTAAAGTACCACCTTCGAGAAGGGTTGTCTTTGGCGGAATCTGTATACAGACCGGGCTCTAAAGCATTTTTTGATCTTATAAACGAAACACGCGCAAGACATCTTGCGCGCGACGTCGCGCTGTCTGGGGCTGACATTGAGCTTGTTGAAAGTGATTTAGGCAAATGGGGAATGTACGAAGACCGTGAAGTTGCTCTTGACTTTCCGATCACAGAGGAAGCCGATGCAATG